TCTTTTTTTCAATTTTATTTAGAGCGATATGCAAGTCCTCTGATAACTCGTTTTCTAGTTTCTTTTTTTCTTCTTCTAGGACTTCTATTTTACTACATATTTTTAGATATTTATCCAAAGAAACATCGTCTATGGTTATTGTTTTATAATTACCATTATAATGTACTATCTTTCTCATTATTACCACTTCCCTTGTATATCTCTAAATATTTATTTAAATACCACTCAAAACAATTAAACATCTCTTGTGTTAACATATCATCATTTAACACATTATCTATGATGTAATTCTTATCAACATCAGTTAGATCGTTAACTTTATCGAACACTTCGCTATTAAACTCCGTATTATCAAGCCAATTATTAAACTCTTCTTCTAAACCTTTTCTAAACATTACTACCCCTCCATATTTCTTCACAACTAACTAGGTACTCACTATTTTCTATTTTAAGAGACATTACCTTGTTTCCTAAAATATTTGTGAAAACTTTAATGTTAACATTTTTTAAATCTTCATCATTATCATAATTATATAGATTTTTATTTTTTATTAAATCATATATAATATCAATTTATAAATGATGTATCTAAATAATAATCTGTAATATATTTATTATTTAAATATTTATCATAATTATTTCCATAATGATTGTAACAATACACACTATCAACCATTTGTATTAAAGAATATTCAAAATACTCTTTTGTACCATACTTGATAGTATGTCTCATATTATCTAGTTCTTTACCAGTTAAATTATAAAATACCATATTCAAACACTTCCTCTCTAATGATAATCGCTTTCACTAACACCATAATAACTATATGGGTTATTGTCAATTTTATCACAATTTTCATCCTTATATTCTTTTAACTCTTTTATCTCATCATCTTTATTTTTGTTATCAATATATATTCCTTCCATAACATCAATAAATTCTTCTAATGAGACTAAGTCTTGTTTTGGAAATAATTCTCTAACTTCCAAACCTCTAATATCAATATAAATGTCTTTCATTTTATCATCTTCCTTTCCCTTAAAGACAATACTTATTTTACACTATGTTCCACTAATTGTCAATACTTTTTTGAAAAAAAGTTCATAAAAATGTAATTTTTTTACAAACTTTTGTTAAATTATGTTATTTAGTATTAAATATGTTCTATCCTCATATACCATTTCTCTAACAATACGATATCTCTCATCTACAACATACATATCTTCTATAATACAATTCTTTTTTGTTAATATTCTATTAAAATATTTAATATGATGATGTTTACCCAGTGATGTTTTAAGGACTAAATCAACATCTTCTAAATGTTTATCAAAGAAGTCAGTATCCATTATAAATATGTAAAAACTATCATAATCTGGATAGCATAAATAGTAATCTCTACCGTCTTTAAAATAGTCTATATAACCTATATCATCTTTTGTATAAAGAATATACTTACAATTTTTATCAATAGGGTATCTTTTATGCTCGGGAATAACATTATTCACATATTTTCCTACCATAATTACTCACTATCCTTTATTTTTAAGTTTTTAACAAGTTCTTGTATTTTCTCTTGCTCGCTAAGATCATCGGGATCAGGTGTAGGATCAATATTATATGCAATTTTAAGGTGTTTTTTCTTATAACTTTCAAGTGTAATTAATTCAAAATACCATACATTGTGATCTAATTGATAAACCGGCACTGCATAAAGTCCAAAATTTCTAAATACATAATAATTTAAATAATCTATAGTTTTTTTAGTATACTTTGTATTCGCAAGTGTCTTAAATAATTCAGTTTTAACCCTACGATATGTTGAAAACTTAAAATAATATGTATGGTCTGGTGTCCTAATTGCTCCGTCAACATCTAATATTACATTTAAATCTTCTTCCCCTCTGCTGGTATATCTTAGCACATTCATTTTACTCATATTCTATCTTCCTCTCTTTCTGTTTCATATACTACCATAACATAATCTAAAAGTCAATACTTTTTTATTTTTTCATTACTCAAACTTGTGAATAGCATTAACAATTTTGTGTCAATGTTTTTAAGTAAAATAATGCTACTTAACTTAACCGATATGTCAAGTCCATAATTAACAAATTTACGAGATTTCATTAACTACTTTTCGTGAAAAGGGGTAAATCTCGGTAACAAATCAATGTTGGGTAACAAAATTAAAATCTCGCAAACCCTTTAAAATCAAGGTCTCACAAGCACTTTGACAGATGTGTTGTAACCGAAACTTGATACTTTGTAACATCTTTTGAAAATAAATAAAAAGTGCTTGCTACATTTTGCTACTTTGTGGAATATAGCATTTTTCTATTTTTTTATTGTTCTATAGGGTCTATATAGACATCTCGGTAACATCGGTAACAAGGTGTAATATATATAGCATAGATGCTTATAAATAAAGGGCTAGTTGATGTAACCGAAAATGTAACCGAACTTGTAACCCATTATTTTTGTATTATAATCTCGGTAACAAGATATTTTTGTTATTATAATACATAAAAATACTATATAATTTTAAGATACGATTGACTTATCTTTTATATTATGATATTATTGGAATATATGAAAGGGTGCTGATAGTTATGGGTAGTTCTAGTTCTTCTCGTACTATATATGAAAATACTTCTCGTAGATATATTACTAATAAAGAAGATAGAAAACTTGAGACTATCAACAAGTCTTTAAATGCTCCTACTGCTAGTTTTGGTAACGTGAATACATTATCACAATATCTAGGTGAAGATAATGTTAAAGCATTTAATCAGATATTATATACAAAAGCATTTAATTTTAATAGGACTGCTATTGAAGATAGGGATACTTGTATTAAAGAGTGTACTGAATACTTTGCTTTATGTAATGAATATCAGATGATACCCACTATATCTAGTTTATGCCTCTATCTAGGCGTTAGTACTACTAGGTTGTATGAGAATATTAGCAACCCGAATTGTTCGTTTAGCGACGTTTTAGAGAGGTCTGTGAAGGCATGTCATATGGTTAATGAAATGGGTGCTTTAGCGGGTAAAATACCAGTAACATTGTTCCAATTCCTCTCTACAAATTACTATGGCTTAAAGAACACTCAGCAAGTAGAAATAAAACCCTCAATTGATAAGACAGTTGATAACCAAGAAACACTAAAAGTAATACAAGAACAAATCGCAAGCGAAAATTCAGAAACCCTTTAGTTATAAGGGTTTTTCTTATAATTAACTAGATTTTCTTAAAATGAAAATCTTTTTTATTAGTATTTCCTATCACACTTCTATTAACATCAATTTAATGTAATCATTTTTCAAAAAATCGCCTCGGTTATTGGCAAAAAATCGTAAAATTTTTACTGGAATTTTGCCAATCAATTTTCTAGGATATTTTTTGATACACTTCCCACAATCTCTCTTGTCTCTTAATTTAGTTTAAGAGACAAAATTTTACCTAGACTTGTCTCTTATAATTTTTAAGAGACATTTTAAGAGACATTACTTTTTTAGTAAATGTTTCTTAAAGTTTTAGCAATTAAGTGATTAGATTGTCAAAGATCAAAAAGAGGTTAACCTATTCAGTCAACCCCTTTATATTTCTATATAATAAACTAAATTATTACCGCATTCATTAGATAAATTATAGTATTTTATTTCATTTATTGAATTAATACAATCGTAATAGTCATTATATCTATTTTTTTCAACCTCAAAAAAGCCATTTATAAAAGCGTTTTTATAATTTAATTTATTTGGTAAACAATAAATTGTTATATCTTCTTTTTGTTTTAATAAATTGTTTACCTTTCTGGCGTTTATTCTTTTTAATTGTTTGTTATTATATTCTATTACCTCATTAAAATTATACATTTTCACTCACTTCCTTTACTAATTTTTCAATATTCTTTTGTTCCGTTATCGGTATAGTAGTCCATATTTTAAGACAATTTATCATTTCTTTTGTATATCTCTTATGTAAATATATGTATGTATAGGCATATACTTGTATTCTTTTTCCCTCTATTTCCTTTATATTTTCCCCTTTTTTTATTCTTTCATATAGTTTCTTTATTTTCTTATCGTCCATTATTTCCCACTCCTAAAACTTTTTTGTATCATTTCGCTTTTTGTTTTTTCATCTACTATATCAATGTAAAAATGATTGTCATAATATACTTTTTTTATATTAATTGCTTTACTATTTAACTCTTTTACATTGATATGTTTATAACTTTTTATTAATTCAAAATATTTTGTCTTTCTTTTTCCGACTTGTAATAGTATAAACTTATAAATGTTAATGGTATACATTTATTTTTTTTTCCTTTCCCTTTCTTCCTCTGTTTTAGTGGCTTGGAACACTCTACCTATTAAGGTAGGCAACATTAAGAAAGAGTATTTTTTTTTACTCTTCATCGTTATTATATTGTAAATATGTGGTATAGTCTTCGGCTTCTAAGTATTGCATTATATCTCTGTAACCTGTCAAACAATATAATATATCGTCTAGTGTATCCGTATTACTTCCATTTATAGAGGTAATTACCTCTAGTGTTTGATCGTTTGCTATACCACTTTCTATTAAGTAATTATAATATCTGTTAAAATTATTCATATCTTTTTTTCCTCCTTTTAAATTACAATGATATTATACCATACATTGACAACCTTGTCAATATAAGTAACACTATTTTACAAACTTTTTCACTGTTGTTTTGGTGGTATTCTTATTACTTCACGACTGGACGGCACCACCTACCAGCCCCCCTCCCCCCCTATATATACCCCACGGGGGCAAAATAAGTTAGGTGCTTCAGCAAAATTTAAAATTCCAAATCCATTTTTCAAAACACCACCACACCCACACCAGTACTCGCACACATACCTGTATTTGTACCTACACTAACACCACCCATACCACCATAACACCTCTAACCCCACCACATATAGCAAAACATATTGACAACCCCATAGTTATGTGCTATAATATTCTCAGATTGAATGAGAATGTTTTATATAAACGATATTCGTTCAATCTAGCAATATCATCCTACTTTTAAGAAATTGCCCTATGATGCTATGGCATTATAGGAGAGATTAGGTGACACTGTCACCTTTTTTCATTGTTTATTGTAACAAAAGTATTGACATATATGATGCGTTATGATATACTAAAAATACCTTGAGAAAAGAGTTTAGTATATTTTTGAAATATATGTTTGTAAGTCAAAACTTTTGATAAAAATTATTATATATGTTGGGTTTTGGATATAATCACATCACTTCACTGCAAGCATGTATTACATATTGTGTATTAAATAATCAACTACTTATCTTTAATAAAAATTTTATGTAGATGGTCAAGGGATATTATATATGTAGTTAACATGTGTATAATATATCTACATAAAAGAACTTCTATTCAAAAGGTCCTGGCTTTGTAAGCAGGATCTTTTCTTTTTGCAAAATAATTGACTTATATAAGAAAATATTGTAAAATACATATAAGAGGTGGTATATAATGCCTGCTAGTGTATATGATGAACTTAAACCTACAGATGAGTTAAATGGGCACATGAAAAACTTAAAATATTTTAGATGTCTTAGAAAATATACCATACGAAGTGTTGCTAGTGAGGTTGGAGTTGACCAGAGAAATTATGTTAAATGGGAAAATTTAAGAAGTGATCCTGATATTCCTGAACTTATAAAACTTGCGAATGCACTTCATGTTAGTATTGATGTTTTAGTTGGGCGTCCTGTTGGTAAGTATGAGTATCAGAAAGAGATTACAAATCTTATCTTTGGTCTTAATACCCAGTTTGAACTTGTGCAACATGAACTTGAGCAGTTTGATAAATGTTGTTTTGAAATTGGAAATTTAAGAGTTGGGATTTCAACAAGAGAGAAACCTAGTGAAGATGAGAGAAATCTTCCTAGTGAAGATGAAAAAAAAAAGTTATTAGGTCCTTCGACAAAGAAGCCTTCCTCTTCGGAGAAGAAGATTATAGAAGAAGATTAAAAGAGGTTAGAGCCTCTAGTACAAAAAAGAGACAGTATTTGCAAGAAAGGCTTGAAAATCTTGATAAAATACTTGAGACAACGAATGTTTATGAGTTTGTTTTAGAGCGTTATGATATGAAAAAGAAACGTCCTAAGAGTGAATACCTAAATTAGGTATTTTTTAAATATAGTGGTATAATATATATGTGCCACTATAATTTTCTTATAGCCTTCTTGGTACACGAAGAAAAGTGTACTTAGGAGGTTTTTGTTTTCTTATGAAGGAAGTTACTTTTAAGATGATAAATGAGTTTAAAATAAAAGAGTTAGGGTATGATTTTATGGGGTATAGCCTGGAAAAAGGTGATATTTGGACTTTTCATCATTTAATTGTGCCGAATAGAAATGGTGGACCTTATGAAAGATGGAACGGTGCAATTCTTGCAGGGAAAACATCACATCCTTACCTTCATTTGATAGAAATATATGATTATGATACTTTCATGTATCTTACAAGTGAAATGATTGATATGAATCATAAAGGATTTTTAGATCCCATAAATCTTATGTATATAGATGAGATGCTCTCTGAGTTTGAGTATAAATATGCTGGAAAGAAGTCGAAAAAAGGAAAAGTTCTTGTGAAAGATAGTTATTTGAAAAGAAATCATGATTTTTAGTGAATTTTATTGAAAACTATTGACATTTAATGTAATTTAGTGTAATATTGTATTTGTGGGAAACGGAAACGGCATGAAGTATATTGTTGCCGAGTGTATCCCTATACGCTTTCCGTTCCCGCGAGCAGTGGCTTCTTGCATGTTTTTTACCACTTTAAAATGAAAAAACGAAGTTGAGAACCCGTATATCTTTAAACGGGGTAAAGTCATGGCGAAAAAGAATGAGATTCCGGAGTTTCGTTCTTTTTTTATTGATTTTTTAATGTAGTTTTGTTATAATTTGTATATATGAAAGGATTTGTGATATAATGAAGAGATACTTAGATATTTATAATTATTTCGGTGGCGATAATCAAAGGAGAAAATTAGTTGAGGAAATATATGAGTTTTTAGAGGCTATTATAGTGTATGAACATTGCAAAAATGAAGAAAATGAAAACTTCTTGAAAATGAATGTCACTGAGGAAATGGCAGATGTTCTTCTTTTACTTACAGAGTTTATTGCGGCGTATGATATTAAAAAAGATGCTATTGAAGATTTCATCGATGCAAAACTAGGTAGAACCGAAGAGAGAATTGAAAATGGATACTACAATAAGTAGTATTTTTTTTTATAAAATAATATTGACTTACAATGGCATTTATTGTATAATTTAATTGTGCTGGTAAGGTACTTATAATAATACGAAGCATTCATGTTTTATAGGTAACCTCCTTTCAAATTTCGGGTTAGTTAAAAAAGATATTTCGTTATTTTCATTTCTCATATCTTACTGGCATGTGTTCTTTGACAAGATTATAACAGAACCGTATGAAAAACTAGAATGGTAATCTAGTACGGATAAAGTCTCGGTCTTATTAGCGTGAATGATAGTTTACGTGGATTGAGTGTAACATTATGGTAACATAATGTTTGGGAGTGCCAAAGGCATGAAGGAGATTTTAGTAGTTTAATATAAGAGTATAATAGTAGATATCTAATCGCATGCGAAATACGAAATGGTGGGCAAATATTTGCACATTCGGATTAGTGCCAGAACTTAGTGCCGTTGACAAAGCATAGAGTTTAAATACTGGTAGTGTCAAAACAAGCGTGATAAGTGCAGTTGAGAATCTGTGAAGATTTATAAGATTAGAAGTCGTACGAGTAGCACAAATGTCTGCACATAGAAGTACATGGAAATTACTTTGGTTATAAGTGGAATTGGTATAATAACCGTAATATAAAAAGTCTAAATCGTGTGAAAGTTGAGAGTATCATTCTCTTCTAGTTATGGAGTATATCTTAGGTATAGGTGGCATAATGGTCGCTCCTTATAAGAGCCTATACTTGCTAGTGACTGAATAATGTATGTTTATATTAAATTAATGTGAGAAGCATCTGTTATAATTTTATCAAAGAACACATATAGAAGTAACCTCTTCTTTTTATGGACAAATAGCCAAATGGTAAGGCGTAAGACTGCAACTCTTTGATTGTGGGTTCGATTCCCTCTTTGTCCTCCATATTCTAAGAATCATTCCCCCGATGATTTCTTAATTGCTTGTTCGAATGTTTTTTAGTCAAACATTTTTTCACATTCGGACACACCTTTTGGTTAAAGGGTATATTAAACATATATTCCTCAAATCTAGATAGCCTAGCATTTCCGCTAGGTTTTTCTTTGTATTTATTGACATTCGCCTTGTTTTATGATATTTTATAGTTGGAATAATAATCGCTGGGGGATAAATAGGCTGGTGAATTTATGATAGACGATGAAATCAAGTTTATGGGTGTTCGTGATTTCTATATAAGATGTGATAGAATTAGACGCCATTATCTTCTCTTAAACAGACAGGAAAAAGAAATATATAAGTATTATGTGTATGCTAAAAGACATATACGAGAGTATAGTTGTGATATCATTTGGGAATTTTTAAATGAAGAAGAAGGTAGCGATTTTGCGAAAAGCAGAGAAAAACTATACAGTGAAACTTTCAGATATAGAATATAGGTGATCATAATGGATGACATATTAAAACGAATAGAAACTTGGGAAAAATTATACTCTGAAGTTAAAGACAGGGGTACTCTCGCCTATTTAAATCTTTTAAATTCAATGCGTAATGATTATGAACAAAATCATGATAATGAGAAATGTATGAAAATCTGTAATGAGATGCAAAGTCTTATTACCCAAAATAATAACAAATATAAGGATGCTGGGAAACTACTTCTTGCTGTATATGATACGAAAGCAAGACTTGGTGATTTTAGAAGTTATTGCATAGCAATGGAATGGAATCGTCCTATTGAAAAGCAGTTCTTTCTTCCTAGAAGAAGAATACTTGAAAAACATGGTCTTATTCAGGCAATGCAAGATGTTGCCGATGATAAACTAGACTTCTTATTTGTGTCAATGCCGCCGAGAACAGCGAAGAGTACTACGGGAATATTCTTTTTATCGTTTATGGCAGGTCTTTATCCTGAGAGGTCGATACTTGGAAATGGTCATAGTACCGCACTTACACAATCATTTTATACAGAAATGCTTAATCTTATGACAAGTGATGAGTATAGATTTGGTGCAATATTTCCTACAAATACAATCGTAAATAAATCTGCAGAGTATTCATGGATAGACCTTAATAGTGATAAAAGATTTCACACCATAACATTTAAAAGTTTAACTGGTGGTACAACAGGTATAGTTGAGGCTAGCAATGTACTTTATTGTGATGACTTAATTAAAGGAATAGAAGAAGTAAATAACCCAAATACCTTAGATAATATATTTCACATGTACACATCTACAATACAAGATAGAACTGTTCAAAGACTTTGTAAAGACGGCGAATATCGTAGATGCCCCGAAATACATATTGCAACTCGTTGGTCACTTAATGATGTTATAGGTAGATTAATATCAATTTATGGTGAAATTGATAGCGATAGAATTAGAATCATAAATATACCTTGTTATGATGATAATGGTGAAAGTAATTTCCAATATGATTATGGTAAAGGTTTTTCAACCGATTATTATAAAAAACTACAAATGGCTGAAGATCCAGTTGTTTTTGCTGCAAAATATTTGGGTGAGCCTATTGAAAGAGAAGGTAGACCATTCACAAAAGACCAATTAACATTTTATCAAAGTCTTCCAGATGAAAAACCCGATAGAATTATCGCATACGCCGATGTTGCACATGGCGGAGATGACTATTTTTCAATGCCGATTGGTTATGTTTATGGTACAGAAGTATATATTGAGGATGTTTTATTTGTTCATAAACTAGGCGATTCTGATACGAGACCGTTGGTTAAACAAAAATTAATTGAGAATCATGTTACTAAAGCGGGGTTCGAAGAGAACAATGGTGGAAAGTTATATGCAGACTTCGTAATAGAAGACCTCCGTAGAGCCAATTATAGATGCAATATAACCACGCATAAGGTTCCAACGACTAAAAGTAAGTTGGATAGGATTCTATCTTGTCAGAGCGAAATTAAAGGGGTTTTAACAGAGGTTGGTAATTATAGAATATATTTTAAATCCGATAATGCTAGAAAAGATAACAAACAATATAACGATTTTATGATGAATATTTATAGTTGGTCTCAGAAACAAGGTTCCGTACAGAAAACACAGCATGATGATGCTCCAGACTCTCTTTCTGGTATGATTATAAATATACTTGACCTCTCAAAAAGAGCAGGCAGAGCCTCAAGTAAATTTTCGTTAGATAAAATAGGACTTTAATTTGACAAATGTGTATATAGGTGGTATAATGAAAGAAGAAAAGATATACATTAAATGCCCGTTTTGTGGGAAGAAACTATTTAGAATTGAAATAAATAGTAAGTTTAAAAATATATATTTGTGGTGTAAGAACTGCAAAAGGGAAATTAAATGCGATAAATAGAGCCATTGAGCCAGTACTTTTTTAGTACTGGTTTTGTTTTTGTATAAAGGTGGTGACAATTTTGGATTCAACAAACGATACAAGTGTAAATAGTCTATCATATAGTGATTTACATTTCGGTAGACAAAGAATAATTCTTGACTATACAGAGGTCACACCTCAAAATGTTATAGAAGTTTTGAATAAAGCGTTAGAAATTCATGATAAAAATAAAAGTGATTGTGAATATCTAATAAAATATGTTCTTGGTAATCAAGATATATTAAAAAGAAGCGAATCTCAAACATCGTCAATTAATAATAAAGTTGTTGTTAACTATGCTTGGGCATCTACTAGGGAAATCGTAGGATATACACTTGGTAACCCAATTGAACTCACAGCGATTGATATGGACGATAGGAAAGATGTTGATACATTAAATAAAGTATATAACTATGAAGAAAGTTTTGTGGTTGATACAGACGCTGCCACTTATGGTTCAATATGTGGTCTTGGATATTACATAACACTTCCTAGTACAGATATCACAAAGGATAATACACCAGAGGTTCCGATAGTATATGATTATTTAGATCCAAGATATACTTTCGTTGTACAAAGTACTGAAGTTACTAATCCACAGATAATGTCTTGTCATTATATTGAGACTGACGAAGGTGTTACTTATACTTGTTACACAGATAAATATAAAATGGTTGTTAAAGACCTTGAAGGTGTTACAAGTACAGTTAACCCAATTGGACTAGATCCAATAACAATGCTTGAAAACTCATTATTCTTAACAGGAGACTGGGAACAAGCAATATCTGTTATGAATGCTTCAAACATAGTTGCAAGTGATAGTTTGAATGATATTGAAGGCACTATTAGAAGTTTGCTTGTAATACTCGGTGCTGAACTTGACGAAGATGATGATACATCGCTTACAAAGATTAAGAAAAATAGATTGCTTCAATTATTTGCATCTAATGGAAATGTTGGTTCAGGTGTACTTGATGCTAAGTTTATATCACCTACACTAGATAGTACTAGCACTCAGAATATAAGAGATTACTTAGACGAGGTTAGAAATATAATAACTGGTATTCCTGATAGGGAAGGCAATGGTATTGGTGGTGATACTGGTGCTGCTGTACTAAATAGGAATGGTTGGACCGATATTGAAATAGTTGCAAAATTAAAAGAATTATTTATTAAAAAAGCAAAAAAGAGACAATTGTCAGTTGCTATAGCAATACTTAAAAAATTAAATATGGTTTCTGATGGTTTGCTTGCTAGTGATATAGATGTCAATATCGAAAGACATAGAATGGATGGTCTTTCTGATAGAGTTAATGCTTTTGCAGCACTTGTTGGTACTGGCGAACTTGCTACAATAGATTGTTTAGAGTTAACTGGTATTACAAATAGAGCAAGCGAAATGGTTGAGCGTGGTAAAAAAGCAAAAGAGGAAAATGCAGAACAAAATTCCAATCCTGCAATCCTACTAAATGATACAAACAACACGGTGACAGACACTGTGGACACCACGGAAACCATCGAAGATACTACAAAAGTTGTAGAAGACAATAAAAAATAGGTAATTACGAAGGTCCCGTTAGTTTCTTAGGAAGACTAATTAAAGACTACTTAATGTTAAAAGGATAACACTTCGTGTTATAAATTCGCTCAAGTGGTAGAGCGTTTAAACAATTACCACTTACATTCGCTAGAGAAAGCGTTTAAAACACTGTAAAAGGAGGAACTTATGGAGTTCGAAAATTTAAAAAATGTGCTTGGCGAAGCATATCATGAAGGAATTACTGCTGAAGAAGTAAATAATTTCTTTGCTGGAAAATCATTCGCTGACCTATCTACAGGTCAATATGTAGATAAAAATAAATATGAGAGAGATATTCAAACACTTAATACCACAATTACTGAAAAACAAAACGCACTAAATGCTAAACTTACTGATGACGAAAAGAGACAAGCCGCTGCTAATGCAGATAAGGCTGAAATCGCTAGACTTCAGAAATTATTACAAGAAAATTCAATTAATAGTAATAAAGATTTAGCAATTGGTACTATGAGTTCTGTTAAATCTTTACTAGAATTAAAAGATGATGACAATGAATATAACACTTTCATTGATACTATAGTTAGTGAAGATAGAGGAAAAACTAACTCTATAGCAACTTATATTAGCAAGATAACTAAAGATGCTTACGAAAAAGGTAAGAAAGATGCTACTAAAGACGCTATGGGTGAATTTGGTAAGGATGCAAAAGGTGGTAATTCTTCTAAGAAAGAAACAAATTTAGGTGCTGAACTCGCAAAAAATAGTATGAAAAAACCGCAAAGTGTAGATTACTTTGCTAGAAAATAAGAAAGGAAGTAAAAATTATGGCAAACATGATAAAAACTACTGATTATTCAAAAAATCAGAAACAAATTCTTATCGGTCAAGATTCTTACTACATCGCATTACCAGTATTAGTATCAGGAACTGCAAATGCTACTTTATATGCTGGACAACCAGTTGCTGGTGATATTACTGCTAGAGATACTGCTTTCACTGTACCTAGTGCAGAAACAGATGGTAATTACAAAGCAAACGGTATTATATTACACGATGTTGTATTAGATGCTGACGGAAAAGGAAACGCTACTCTAGTTCTTGCTGCTTGCGTTGATTTGCTTAAGTTAGAAACTGCTGTTCAAACATTTATTAGCAAATCTACCGGACTAGACAGAATTATATTCGTGAAAGGAAGTGCTTATTAATGAAATCAATATTTGATTTAGTTACATCAATCAATATCGCACAATATTGGATTGAAAAGAATGTTAATGAGCAACCATTACTTGGTGAAACATTATTCCCTAACACTAAAGAAATCGGTGTTAAACTTGACTGGATTAAAGGTGCTAAAAACCAACCAGTTGCATTAAGATTATCTGCATACGATTCTAAGGCTATTAGAAGAGACAGAAAAGGTATCGAAAAATACGAGACTGAAATGCCATTCTTCAAAGAAAGTATGTATATTGATGAAGAGTTAAGAAAGAACCTTAACACTATGCTTCAAACTAACAATCAAGCAGTTATTAATCAAATTTTATCAAAAATCTTTGATGATGAAATCGAATTAATCAAGGCTGCTTATGTAAGTATTGAAAGAATGAGAATGGAAGCATTAACCACTGGTATGGTTAAACTTGCATCAAATGGTCAATCATATTCTTATGACTATGGTGTTACTGCTTCTCAAAAGAAGACAGTTGCAAAATCTTGGTCAGATCCAACTGCTGATATTATTGGAGACATCGTAAGTTATGTTGAAGCAATGAAAGCAGAAGGTGTTGTAATCACTAGAGCAATTTGTAACTCAAGTGTTGCAAAATACTTTAGAACTAACAACGCTATTAAAAATGGTGTTTATGTATTTGCTAATGGTACTGTTAATGTTAATAGTGCTAGAGCATTAGATTTCATTTATAATGAAACTGGTGTATCAATCTATGTATACGATAATGTATATGTTGATGAAAATGGTGATGCTGTTAAGTATGTACCAGATAACACATTTATATTAATGCCAGATGGAAACTTAGGTGAAACTCATTTCGGTGTTACACCTGAAGAAAGTGACTTAATGAACTCTCTTGCTGCTGATGTTGAATTAGTAGATAATGCTATCGCTTTAACTACTCACAAAGAACACGATCCAGTAACTGTTGAAACTAAAGTATCTATGGTTGCTTTACCATCATTCGAAAGAGCAAATGAAATCGTTATTGTTGATACTCAAGTAGACTAATGCTTAGAATATTTAAAGATAAAGATACAGTTGTTGTAACTAAGGGTGCTTATGAACAATTTTATAAGCCCCTTGGATACCAACCTGTTATAGAAAATGTTAAAGTAGAGGTTAAAGAAAAAACTTCTACTGAATCTAAAAAAGTAAATAACGATAACGAAAAATCTGGTGAGGAAAAAACAGTTTCTTCCAAAAAGATAAAAAGCGAGGAAAAATAATGCTTTACAAGTTAAACGATAAATACTATGTTAAAGTCTATGAAAATAGATATGCTGAAGTGGTATTTAAAGAAATTGATGGTGAAATAAATTTAGTTCCTACTGAAAATAGTATTGAACCGACATCAAAATTTGTAGAGTGTGACATTGCAAAAGAGAAAGAGATGTTTAAAAACAAAAGCAAAATTGCTTTTGAAAATAAGTCAAGTAAATATAAGAAATATTAGTTTGTGAGGTGGTTACGAATGGATACTAATAAAACTATTGTTAATCTAATATCAAGTCTTAGAGCAACTTTAAAAGCGAGAGATTTTGATATGACTAACTTATCCGATAGTTATTTAGAAGTTGAGATAAGACTTGCTATTGGTGCTATAAATCGTTGTCGTAACTTTACACCGACTGATAGTAAAATGTTTGATAGCAAGTATGAATATTTAATAATTCCACTATGTATATCGTCTATTGCTAAAATAGGAGCAGAGGGAGAAACATCCCATGCTGAAAACGGTGTTACCAGAATCTATGGCTCTGATGGAAACTATCCTAAAAACTTATTGAGTCAGATAATACCTTTAGCGAAGTAGGTGATATTATGAGATGCTTGAGAAGAAATAAAAGAACATTGTATATTTGCCATGAATATCAAGATGGTTATATTAGTAAATTTACAAAGCCTGAAGAAGTTCGTGTTAATTATCAACCAACAAATACTGATGGTGATTTAATCGCTTTAGGTATGGATTATCCAAAGTATATGAGAATTAAGGCAGACTTAGATATGAAAGATATGTTTCATCCGAAGGATAGAATATATCTTATGACTAAACCTAGTGTTCCATTTGATGAACTTTGTGAAGATGCTGATTATGAAGTAGTTAGCGATCCACAAGTATCGCTAAACACTATTGAAGTAACTTTGACAAGATTGAGTGGAAAACTATGATAGTAAAATTATCACCTTATGGTATAAAAGATGCTATACCCAAGATAAAGTTTTTAAAAGATAATATCGCTTTAGCATCAAAAGAAATAATTGAAGAACTTGTTAATAGTGGCAAAAAAAACGCTGAAATATTAAATAAGAGTGCTCCACATTCTGGCACGGAGCCGAGTATTGTTCTTGGTAAAATTACCGAAAACGGAAACAAAGGCTACATTGCATTAACTGGTGATAGTGCTGTTTATGATGAGTTTGGTACAGGTGAGGAAGGTGCTTCCAATCCACATCCATTAAAAGGTAATTTTGGTTTAAATCCATATAATAGCGGACCATTTGTTAGTACACATATAAATAAAAATGGAAAACACTATTGGTTCTATGGCAAAATGAAAGGAGAACCTTATTTTGATAGTAAAACAGGTTATACTGAAGGTATTCCTAGTGGTAAGCAAATGTACAATACATCTAAATACATACGAGAAATAAAAGATGATGTTATTAAACATAAAATACAAGAGGCTTTACAGAAATATAAAGATTAGGTGGTGATACGATATGGAAGGATTGATACAGCAACTTGTAAGTGATATAAAAAAATATTTTGAGAGTAACGAAGAATATGCAAATATCATGGTAAAGGAAAAATACGAAATATATCCTAAAATATCATATCCCGCTATAACAATAGAGGAAATCGAAAACGAAGATGCTTCTCGTTATTTCGATGAAACAGAAAGAGTAACTTATTTGGGGTATCAATTCGCAATATATTCAAGACAATCTAGTAACAAAACTGCTATTCAAAACGTTACTGATATTGCGATACTGTTAGATACTTACCTAAAAGGCACAAAATATAGATGCCTAAGAAGAATAGGTTCTCCAGTTAAAGCACCTCTTCCTAATGATGACAATGTAATGATTTGTTATCTTAGATATGATTGTGCTTTAGAAAGAGATACTAATACAATTTATAGGAGGTATTAAAATGAATACAAGAATAGATTTATCGACAATTGGTGTTCAATTACATTATTGCGTTGAAACAACTGCTGGTACAAGACCTACAACTGGTTATACCAGAGTATATGGTATAAAATCTACACCAAGTTTAAACCCTGCTCCAGATACACTAGAAACTACAACTTTAGACGAACTTGAATATAAAACTTATGTTGATGGTCTTAAGGACTTAGGTGGTGCATTGGAGTTTACATTTAACTTAACACAAGACTTAGTTACAAAATGGGATGCTTTGATGACCGCTTATACTACTGGAAAAGCAGATGGTAAAAAGACTTGGTTTGCTATAGTAGTACCAGGACTTACAGATGCTTTCTATTTCCCTGGAAACCCAAGTGCTATGGGATTACCAGAAACAGCAGTTAATAGTGTACTTGAAATAACTAACTATATCACTCCAGTTGGTGCACCAGTTAAGGCTGCAAAACCTACAGGTGAGTAGTGAAGAAAGGAAAAGATTATGAATACAAAAATCACTTTGACATATAAAGGTGTTCCGTACACATTGGAATACGACAGAATGAGTGTTAAAACTATTGAGGCTAATGGATTTGACATAAATGAATTTATGGCTAAACCACTCAATAATATTGAATTAGCATTCGCTGGAGCATTTATCAAAAATCACAGGAAGATTAAACAAAGTCTTATAAATGAGATTTATGAAAAATGCCCTAAAAAAGAAGAATTAATACAGGCTATTGTACAAATGATACAAGAAACCTATGAGGCTTTATTCGAAGATGCTGAACCAGATGACGAGGGAAACGCATCTTGGGAAATAGTGGATATGACTCCGAAGTCAACCAAGAAGTAGAGTCTATTTCTTACACTAAAACTTTTGAAGAATGTTGTCCAATATATATGTCTTATGGTATGTCTTATAATGAGTTCTGGTATGGAGCCGCTTATATGACAAAATTCTATAGGGAATCTAATAAATTAAGATTGAAACAACAAGATGAAAATAATTGGATGTTAGGCATGTATGTGTATGAGGCAATAATGGATTGCTCTCCTATACTACATGCCTTTTCTAAAAAAGGAACAAAACCTCTACCATATAGTGAGAAACCATACTTGGCAGATAGACTTGATATTAAAGAAAAAACACAAGAGGAAATAGAACAAGAAGAAGAAAATAAGAGACTAATTGCTCAAATTCACTTCAATAATTGGTTTCATGCTACTGAGAAAATGTTTGAGAATAAAAAAGAATAAGGAGGTGTTTTTATGGCTAAGGAAGGTGTGACATTAGACACTGTCACGATAAAAATAGAAAGTGATGCTAGTAAATCCACAGCGGGTTTAGATAAACTTGCTGCATCACTTACAAACTTAAAAAGTGCTATTTCTGGTGGATTTGCCAATATCAATAAACTTGCGAATGGACTTGCGAACTTAAAAACATCATCAGAAGGTTTATCTGATGTCGCTAAAAACTTAAAACCTCTTAGGAAAATTGGTGATGCACTAAAACCACTAAGTGATATAAAAGCAACCGGTTTTAATAAAGTGATTAATAGTCTTGATAGAATACCTACAGCAATGAACAATATAACACCAAATGCTATAGAGAATGTGGCTAGAGTTAGTAATGAACTAGCGACAGCATTAACACCACTTGCTAGTAAATTAGAAAGCATAGGGCAAGGATATAGTGCTATATCTAAACTTGCTGATAAATATGGTGTATCCGTTACTAAAGTTCGTGATAAAAGTCAGAGCACAGTTAGTGTTATGACTAGACTTAAGAATGCTTTAAGTAAACTATCAACTCCATTTAGAAAATTAAGGGATTCTTCATCTGACTTTGGTAAAGTTGCTACTAAGCATTTTGAAAAAATGAATAGTAAAATAAAACAAATTGGATTATCATTACTAGGTACAAGAACAATATTCACCGCAACTAGAAAGGCTGTTAGTGAATATATGGCTATGGATACACAACTTGCTGACAGTTTGAGTAATGTTTGGAGAGCATTTGGTGCACAACTCGCCCCTGCGGTGGAACAAGTTATATACTTATTTAAGCAATTCGTTAGAGTAATATACTCCGTCATAAAGGCTATAACGGGAATTGATTTAATCGCAAGAGCAAATGAAAAAGCCATGGGCGGCTGGGGTAAATCTGCAAAAGATTTACTAGGTTCGTTACAAAAGTTTGATGACTTAAATGTTGTTGAATTTAATCAAAGTGGTAGTGGCGATGAGAATAAATTAATAGATTTAACTGAAATAGACCTAACACCTATTCAAAAAATAGTCGATTGGGTTAAAAAATTAAAGCAACAAATAGAAGAAGCACTAGATACTGGAAAATGGTATAATGTGGGAGTTGTTTTTGCAGAAGGTATAAATCAAGCCTTTAGTGCAATCAACTTTGATTACATCTCAGAAAAATTAAATAATGTTGCCACACAATTTGGTGAGTTCTTAAATGGAATTATAGAAAATACTAACTGGGAAATAGTTGGTGAAAAAATATCAGGATTATTTACAACACTATACAATACACTAAATACTTTCATTAGTTCTATAAACTTTGAGGCAGTTGGAAAAGGAATTAGCGATTTCTTTGAAGGTTTTGATTTAACAGGACTTTCCGAATCTATTGGAAATTTGATTGTATCATTAGCGGGTGCATTTGGTGATATGTTTATTAATATAGATTGGGGTATGGTTGCTAAAAAATTAAGTGAATCAACTATAACATTTATTGATAAAATGAATGAAGCGCTTGTAACTATTGATTGGAGCCAAATAGGCGTGAGTATTAAGACGGCTATAGAAAACATCGATTGGTTAGGATTGATAGATAGTATATTGGCTTTAATAAAAAACGCTATATCGGGTGCCGGTTCCTTACTCGATGGGATATTTGGAACTAACATCTTTTCGACAATGGCTGAAAGTGTTAATAGTTTAATAAATAATATAACATTAATTGGTACAACAATTGGTGAAACATTAGGTGAAGGAACTGCTGCCGGAAATATACTTACAAACATTGAAGGTATATTTGATACAATTTTTGGTTTGGTTGGTGACATTGGCGATGACCTTACTGAATGGATTATTAGTGATGAGTTCCAAGATGTAATTACCGTTGTGTCTGATATTTTAAGCGACATCTTTGATTTTGTAAATAAAATTTTTAAGAAGATATCTGATTGGTGGAACGGTGAAGGCGGAGCAATTGTTAAAAGCATTTTAAGTGAACTTACAAAAATTGTTAAAGATGTTTTGGAAGTTATTAAACCGATACTTAAAGCAATTTGGGACGCATTATCATGGGCATGGGATACTATTCTTGAGCCGGTAATAACATTCTTATTGAAAAAACTTGATATATTGTTAACAGTGTTTAGAGGTATTACAGATTTTGTTAAGAAAATCTTTGCTGGGGACATAAAAGGTGCATTTGAAGGTATAAAAGACACTGTTGCAACCGTTACAGATAAAATGAAAAGTTTGTGGAGAAGTGTCGTCAATGCCATACTTGGATTTGTAGAAAATTTTGTAAACTGGTTCATCAGAGCAATCAACAAGATAATAAAAGCATATAATGGTTCACTTGGCAAATTCTTTGAATGGCTTGGTATGGATGTTAAAATCAGTGAAATAAAAGAAGTGTCATTACCAAGATTGGCTACAGGTACCAACAAAATACCAGAAGATGGACCATATTATTTACATAAAAATGAAGCAGTTATTCCTAAAAAATACAACCCTGCTGTTGGTGGTGGAAACAACGAAGAATTACTCGCTCGTGTGGATAGATTAATATTCCTAGCAGAAAATCAAGAACAAACAACCGTTGTAAATGTTGGCAATGAAACTCTATACAAAGCACAGAAATCTTATAATAAAATGCAAAATAATAAATATGGAACAGTTAATGTTTAGGAGGTAAACTATGGAAACAGATAATTTCAAAGGATATTATGTAAAAATAAACGGATGTACTTTTCAAAATCCATCTATTAAAAGAGAAACTTTCAAGTTTGCCCCTAAACTTGTTCAAGTTACAGATGCTGGTGTTCTAGCAAGTGGAAGACTTAATATAAAAGTTCTTCCACATACTAGAGCAAAAATATGGATGGGATTTCCGCCTATGACACCATCACAATTTAGAACATATTGGAATGCTCTTTTGGGTGATGAGTCTGGTGTTGGAATGTATTTATCTGTAGAAGTATGGGATGAAAGTACAAATTCCTATGTAACCGACACATTCTATCACAATGATTTACAATATAAAAATGTTAATTATGAAGGTAGAAGAATGGTTGTCATGGATGACTTTCAATTAATAGGACACTAGGTGGTGGTTAAATGATTTACACTGAAATATTAGATAGTGACAAAATACTTTTAAAAAATAACACATGTGCTATTAAAACCAAATTAATTGTAAAACCTGACACTGAACATACAGATGAAATTATTCTAACAGAAGAAAATTCAGTTAAAGACTGGACTTATGATGATGATAGATATGTTCCAGAAGAAGGTTTTATAGGACAATTTGTTGCTAGAACTCTTTCTGGTAATCTTCAAAATATATCTGAAGATTTCAACATAGAAGATAGACAAATTGAACTACAGATGGGAATAGTTGGTTTAGGTGGTTCTGCAAATGCTATCCTAACCGAAGATAATAAACAACTGGCAACTGAAGACAATGTAATTTTAACGACAGGTGGTACTTCTGAAAATTGGTATTCTCTAGGTACATTCTACATAACTAAACCGGAGGAAAACAATGTTTCAGATAACACTAAGTTTGAAGCATTTGATAAGACAATATTATTTAATAAAGATTTTAATGCTGATTATATAGATGATTACTCACCAGTGTCATTTAATGAACTTTGCACAACAGGTGTCGGTATGAATGCTTCAAATCTGGCTAAATATGTTTGCAGACAAGTCGGCGTTGAATTTGGAAGCACAACATTCACTAATAGCGATTTTATGATTACTAGTAATCAGTTTGTTAGTGGCGATAGTTGCAGAGACGTTATGAAGGCTATTGCACAACTAGCGTATTCGTATTTATACATTGAGTGGGATGATAAATGTTATATTCCTCTAATTCAAAATAGTGTTGATAATGTAAGTGAAGTTGACACACTAACAAATGATGAATATTTTACACTTAAATTACAAAAGAATAACTATGGTCCTATAAATAAGGTTGTTATTGGTCTATCTGCTGTACAAGGTGAACAAGTTGAGGTAGCAGACAATGACTCAATAAAAACGAATGGCTTAACAGAATTAGATATATTTGATAACCAAATAACATATACACCAGAACTTAGGAATATCGCTAGTGAAAATGCTTCTGTATTATTTGGTGTTGGATATACACCACTTGAAGTGGAAACAATCGGACATCCTTGGTTCAAAGGATATAAAAACATCTGTGTTAGAGATATGAGTGGAAATGCACAATATTTATTACCACTTAATTTACAGATAAAATACACTGGTCATATTAGAACAATCATAGCAAGTGTTAGTGAAACTAAAACACAAGATACCATGGGATATAATAAGACCTTGTATAAAGATTTAAAAGATGTTAAAATAGTATTAGATAAACAAAATGCAACACTAACCGAGACGATTAAAACTGTTAAATCTTTAGAAGATGGTTATAGTTCACTAGAAAAAGAAGTTAAGAGTATAACAACAGATAGTTATACCAGAACAGAAATAAACGAAATAATAAGTGGAACAAGTCCTAATGGAACAGTAGTATCGTCAGTAACAACTACCGCTGGTACACTCGATAAGAATGGTTTAACAATTGAACAAAGCGAAGCAGATACAAAGACCAATATAAATGCTAATGGTATGATTATATATGACGCAACAGGTGGTATCGATGATTCCTTACTGGATGTTAATAAAGACGGAATGATTGCAAAAAATGTTAAAGTTAGTACTTATTTGAATATAGGTAAACACTCAAGAATAGAAGATTACACAAGTCCCGATTATGTTGAAGGAACAGGTGTTTTCTGGATAGGAAGTGATTAATAATGGCTTTAAAATCATGGACAACAGATGGTTATACATCCTCTGGTGGTTGGAGTTGGAGACAGGTTGTTGAAGATGTTAGTTATGATATCGTAAGTAACACAAGCATTGTTAATGTTTATGCACAGATTAAAGGTACATATTTCGGTGGTACCCCAACTATTAAGATAAATTGTAATGGGGTAGAAAAATCACAATCTCAATACTATTCATATCCAACTTATGTTAGAGATTGGACAACGGTATATAGTTATAGTTTTACTATTTCACATAATTCAGATGGTTCTAAAAATATTCCTGTATCAACATCTTGGTCATTTGCATATGTACCAAATACTGCTAATGCGAGTGGTAATTATTCATTAACCACTATTCCAAGAGCAACACCTGCTCCAAAATTAACCTTAAATGTTAAGGATACGAGTATATTTTATATACAACCTTATGCGAATTTCTCACACGCTGCTAAAATAACTGTTGGAAGTTATTCGGCATACTTAACTCAAGGTAGTTCAAGAAATCCAAATAGAGTTGTATATTCACCATCGGTTAAAAGTTTCGAGTTAAATTGTGATAGTTCGTTTTATAAATTATTTACAGGTACACAAATAGTTGGAACGTTAACAATTGAAACATATTCTGGTTCAACACTTATTGGCACAGATAGTAGTGACTTAACAATAAAAGCCAACGAAATTCTATGTAAACCTGTGGCTGTTGGTTCAATGGTTGATACCAATAGTGCAACCATTGAATTAACTAAAAGTGAATATAATATAGTTAAATATAAAAGTATACCAAAAACAACACTGCGAATAGATATATCGGATGACGATGATTCTAATACTAAACTAACATATTTAAATGTCGCAGGGAATACAATATCTAATTTGAATCAAAGAGAATTTACAATACAAAATCCACAGAACAATTACACTGTAGTTAGTTTAAAAAATAGTAGAACTTTCTCAAATACATCTTACGTATATGCAAGGGGTACATTTATAAATTATATTTTACCAACAGTAACAATCACATCTTTGAAAAGAACTGAGCCAACAACAGGTGATATAACTGTTTCTTATAAAGGCGATTATTTTAATGGTAAATTCTCAGCAAACGAATCAAACTCATTAACAGTTGCTTGGTATTATAAAGAAAAAGGTGCAACCGATTGGATACTTGGTGGAAATCTTACACCAAACATACCAGATGGTAAAAACACTTTTTCCCAAGAAGTTACAATAAAAAGTATCTTCAATTATCAAAAACAATATGATTTTAAAATAGCAATAGATGATAGACTATCTTCTAATTCCGTTACATATAGTGTTCCTAGAGGATATCCAATCGTTTGGTGGGGTGATAACTTCGTCGATGTGCTAGGTGAGTTTAGATTACAAGGAAAAAAATTAACAATTCCCGAGGTAAAGACATCAAAAACAACAAGCGATACTAATACATATAGTACAACATATATAAATAATTTACAAAATATAAGTTATTGTAAAATGAATACTAATTTTGAAATAAAAGAAATAACAAATGAAGTTCAAATAACTGGCTGGGAAAATTGGCAAGATAACGGTGATTTGGGTGCGTATCCATCTAGGAATAGATTGGAAATAAAAAATACTACGCTCGCCGTAATAATGGGTAAAACTTGTGGTCAATATGGTATGTCAGCATATTTAGACCTTAGAGATAGTAATAACAATCTTGTATTAGGTAACCATCAACAATCGCACACACTAGCTCAGCCGAGTGGAAACAACTTTTGGTCAGAACCATTACCAACAACGCTTGTAGTATTAGATCCAGCAAAGACATATTATGTTACATTATGGGCAAACAGTTATGGTAGTGGAACTGTCGGTACAGCATATATGAATAATGGTTTTGGTAAAAACGGCACTTGGATGGCTGCTATAAAATTAATGTAAGGAGGTTAAAATATGGCAAGTATTAAAATAAGTGAATTAAACCCTGCTACTCAACTTTCAAGTAGCGATGTTATCCCTGTTGTTAGTAATGGGGAAACAAAAAATTGTAATCTTTCAGTTTTGAGAGATGGTATGTTACCAAACAGTTTGTTATTGTATTATTTAACAACTAGTTCGAGTATTGATAGTATACAGGTTACAACACAAGAATTAACTGGTTTATCTGCATTTGTGACAGAAAATATTGACAAACCTATCGGCGTTATCATTAAAAGTTCTTCTACAGCACAAATATCAGGAATACAAAATGAGGTATTATTTCTACCATTAGATATCCCTTCTAATGTATCCGGTAGTGGTACTATTGGGAGAGCCTGTGTAAAATATAATTATTGGAAAAACACTACTATTACTAATGCAGACATTATACAATTATATCCTGTTAATATTAGTTATACTACCGCTGACGGTACAATAACAATAACATCTATTCGTCAAGATAATTCAAAACACACACAAACATTAGCAACACAAGCCTATGCCGATTCTGCTGCTAACTTAAAAAACAAAACAGGTTATGATGCTACTAAAAATCAAGTTCTTAAAAATGTTGAAGGAACCATTAAATGGGTGAATGAATAGTAAGGAGGTTGACTATGAAAGATGTAATAATAAAAATATATAAAGATAGTTCTGTCTATACTGAAAACGGTACACTTGGTATAAACTACGAAAATATACAAGGAAAACTAGTGTTTGAATTTGTAGATGAATTTGTAGATGGAACTGCATACCTAGAATTTGAAAGAAAGTTTGAAAAAGGTTTAATACCTATGAATAAAGTAGGGAAAACCTATGAAATTGAAATCAAGTCTAGTTTATTAAAAGAGATAGGGAATATAGAATTACAACTTAGAATAACACAAGATGAAGTACCAAATGGTATACCCGTTTATAAAAGTAAAGTATTTGCACTAGAAGTACTAGATGCAATAAATGCCACTAGTGAAATACCAGATGAATATCCTGAGTGGATTGATTTAGCGAATGAAAAAATAAAAGAGATGGACAATCTTAACATAACTACAGAAAGAGTAGAAGACGGTGTTGATATTGTTCTCACTGATAAAAAAGGAAACACAACTAGAACTGAAGTAAAAGATGGTGCTCCAGGACCAGTCGGACCACAAGGAGAACCCGGTGCTGTTAAAATGCAAGTTGTAGATACTCTTCCCGAAACAGGTAGAACAGATACCATTTATCTTGTAAAAAAAGATAATCCTGGTGAGCAGAACTTATATGATGAATATGTTTATACCGAAACTGGTTGGGAACATATTGGTGATACGTCTGTTGATTTAAGTGATTATTATACCAAGGAAGAAAGTAATGAAAAACTATTAGCCAAACAAGATAAATTGGTAGCAGGAGAAAATATTATAATATCTGAGGATAATGTTATTAGTTCAAGTATTGGATTACCTGTTCTTGAAAATCAGGAGATAAATATAAATACATTTCCTGTCGGAGCATACATTATAACTGGAACAGATACTGTAATAAAGTATGGCACGAATGGTCTTAGTTCATACAAACCAATAACGACAAACTCGTCTACGGGCAATACTGATTCGTGGATTCTGAACATCACACACGGTTCAGGTGACGAATCGAATCGTGGTTTTGCATTTCTGTTTAGGCGTTCTGGTTCTTCGGGTGGAACTGCTTTTTATACTTTTGATTTCAGTGGTATGAACCATGTTGATATATCACAACTTATGACAAGAAATGTTAATCAATCTATTTATGGAAGGTTCGATTTTTATCATGCTCTTCCAACATCATCGCTTGTTCCAAGTGGAGACACGGAACTAACAAATAAAAAATATGTGGATGATGCAGTTGCAAACATAAACATACCTATGTATACTATAACAACAACAAAAAGTTTTATGGATGGCTATATTAATTTTGAAACAGATGTTATTAACAAAATGACAGAAATAGTAAATAAGAATTTAGACACTGGTTTCGAATTATATATAGTAGACATGTTTGGCAGGACATTTAGATTTGATATACAAATGGGGACACCAAGTGACACCAGCAATTCCAGCACACGTGTTATTGGATATGGACTTGGTAGTGGGTTGTATACTAGAGTTCGAAAATTTATAGTACAATACTCTGCAAAAGATGGGTTATACACTTTTTCTCAATTCATATCGGATGGTACACAAATTGTTACATTTGAAAACGAAGTATTAACTAAAGATAATACTGATGTATATACCCCAACTGGCAACTATAATCCTGCTACAAAAAAATATGTAGATGATTCACCTACAACATACACTGGTTATGATGCAACTAAAACCCAAGTGTTAAAAAATATAAATGGAACATTAACATGGGTTAATGAATAAAAATAAAAAGTAGGTACTAACAATACCTACTTTCCCCTGTAATGCCAAATTGCATTAAATGAAAATCAATCGTGCCATTCCTAAAGCACGGAAAATATAATACTATATATGCATATAATTGTCAAGAAATATTTTACATTTTTTATAATGTATGCTATAATTAAGTAAAGAATAAAGGAGGAACTAGTATGAAACTATCAAACAAAGTATATGATGTTTTAAAATATGCTCTTATTATTTTTGTACCAGCGGTTATAACACTAATAAGTACACTTGGTAAGATTTATAATTTTGAAACAGAAATAATTGTGCTAACAATATCAGCACTTGCGACATTTGTCGGTGCTATAACAGGTATGTCTAGCATTAATTATAATAAAAAAGGAGGAAAGTAGAAATGACAAATAAAGAATTTATTGAAAAATTAAAGCACATTGCGAGTCTACCAACAGTATATTATTCTATTGCTGGTGGAGATTGGGCTAAATGGAATGGTTCGTCTTGGAACTTTGACTGTGTAATACTACCAAAAGCAATTTTATGGGGATGGAATGAAAATAAGAATGCCTCACATGGTGGTGCAATATATGGCTCTAATGGTGTTTATGATGATGGTACAGAACAAATTATAAACAGATGTTCTGATGTATCTAATGATTTTTCATACATTGAACCTGGCGAATTACTACACATGGATGGACATGTTGGTATTTATATTGGAAATAGACAAGTTATTGAGTGCACAGCAGGATGGGAAGGTGGAGTTTTATATTCTACAATAGGACCAAATGGCGAAAGAACAAGAAATGGTAGACAAATTTATTCATGGACATCACATGGTAAATTACCATACATAACATACATAAAAGAAGAACCTACACCAACTACACCCATGAAGCATGGTCTTGGTGAAGGTGTAGAAATAAACGGCGTATATGTATCTTCTGAAAGTGAAGAAATGTTAACACCTGCAGTTACAAGAGGTGTTATAACAAAGATAATTGAAGGTGCTAGAAATCCTTACTTATTAGATAACGGAAACATTGGTTGGGTAAATGATGATTGTATCGTTGAAAATAAAGAAGAACCTATACCTGAGCCTACACCAGAGCCCGTGGCACTTACTGTTGGTGATATCGTAGTACCTATCGAATTAATTGATTACAATGGTACACCTTTAGTACAATATGATGAAAAATACGAAATATTAGAACTAAATGGCGATAGAGCCGTGTTAGGAGCAGTTAGAGGAAACGATAGACCAATATGGGCTGCTATGAATATAAATAATATTAGAAGAGCATAGTCTCTTCTTTTTTTATTGACCGATTTTAATACTAATAATATCAAAAGTGGTCGATAACTAACTCTTCCCTTAATTTGCCTTTTTTGTGCATGTATGATATAATTAAATAAAGAATAATGGGAGGTAAACCTATGGATTTCATCAAAGATTTAAGCGGTATTTTAGGTTTAATTATAAGTATTGTTTCCATACTCGGTATATTTACAGGGATTATAAATAAAATTTTTTCAAAAAAATTGAAACCGATTGAGGATAGATTATCTGCTGATGAAACTAAGAATACTAGGAATCAAATGAATAATTTAAGATATAGAGTCGTTACATTTGCAAATGATTTACACAATGGTATAAAACATTCGAGATATGAATATAGCATTATATTTCAATTTATAAACGACTATGAAACATGTATAGAAAAATTAGGTGTTAATAATCATTTGTTTGATGAAGAAGTTGCATTTATTGAAAAGTGTTATCGTGAACTTGACCAAGGTTAAGTTTTTTTATAATATTAATACTTGACATACTTGTCTAGTTATGATACAATATGTGTCATTAAAGGAGGGGAATATGAAGAGAGTTAGATATACATTTAATTTTAAGCCAACATTATATCAGTATGTTTTAGATAATATTCCGTTGAACGAATACCATAAGGAAAAAGAGATATTAAATCTTCTTGTAAAAGGATATAGTTGTATAGAAATTAGCGATAAGTTGGGATATTCGGAAATCACAATTAAAAGACGAATCATCTAGCATATCGTCACCACGGTATCTACCCCTAGAATCTCTGCGTCTTCTCCCATAACTCATATCATCATAGTCATAGTCTCTTCTATAAGTTCCGTATCTCATTTCTAATTTCTCCTTCCAATATTCTTCTTGATTTAAATCTTTGTGAATATCAACAAGTTTACCAATATAATCAATATTGTTCTGATTAATACCATCTGTTGATATATCACCTAATATTTGTTCGACATCCTTTTTTATAGTTTGTGTCGTTGTTAATTCTTTTTCTTCCATAATACCACCTAACACTCTCTTGTTATAATTAAATTAGTATTTTGAATAGTAGGTACTTGAGTAACAGTTGCAGCAGGGGTTACACCGCTAAGTACACTTGGTACAGATGCGACTGTTAATGTTGTAGATGTACCACAGCATATAGGCACTTCTTTATCAAAAGATAAGTTGTAATAACTTCCAGCAGTTGCTACATCAGCGATCACTGTGGTGCCAGGTACCAATACACCATCGGCATATAATCCAAATGCTACAATACCAGTAGCAGCAGATGTGGCATTTGTGTTAAAAGATACTCTATATCTTCCACCTTGTTTTATTTTATATATTGGTGAGCCTTGTGAATGACACAACCAATTATATGTACTTCTAGTTCGTATGCAATCTGTTGTCAATGTAACTGGTGCTGAGTTACTAGGAAGAGTTACAATGCTCTCATTATATCCTTGAATCATTTTATCATTTCCTTTCTATGGTCCACTCTCAAGTGGACTTTTTTATATTTTTCAAATCTATAGTCCACTCCCAAGTGGACTTTTTTATATTTTTTCAAAGGTGTCGGATTCGACACTTTTAAAAAGATAGGTGTTACCCTATCTTTCGTTTTCCCATTAAGGGGAAAATGCGAGTTCTCGTAATCGAGTTTCCTAAATAGGGTTACGCATTAATAACTTCCACATCCGTTACAACCACTTGTTACATTGTAGTTATAGCAGCAATTTGGATTTGGTACCAAATATGCTGGTGAAGCACAAGGTTTTAATTGATCAATTAGATATTGATTTTGATTTGCCTGACTAGCAGATAATCTAAGAGCATTAATCTCATTTTGCTGAGCAGCGATTTGAGCATTCTTATCTTCAATTCTATTAGCAACAATTTCATCGTGAAGTGCTCTGTAATTTGCATTAACAGTATCAACTATATCCCTAGTGTTCATGTTCATTGTATTTTGTAATGCACATGTGTTGGTTGCTAGATTATAATTTATACCTTGAATGCCTTCACGAATATCGCAACAACAACTTGCTAATTGTGAACTTACACCTTGAATAGCGTTTCTAGTTTCATAACCATTAGTTACAATACCTTGGTTTATACTATTGAATCCTTGACACAATGTGTTCTGAAGAGCAGCAGTTGAATTAGCAATGTTTGTATTAGTACCATTAATCAATTGTGCGGTTGCATACGCACTATCACAAATACCATTTTGAATGTATCTTGCTTGTGATGTTAGGTTAGAGAAATTATCGCTAAGTTGTCTTTGTAGAGTAGCGAAGTCTGATGCTAGAACATAATTGTCTAAGGCACCACTTCCAGTAGAACCGTTTCCTCTGTTACCACCCCATCCGTTTCCTCCCCAACCAAAGGCTGCGAAGATTAGGAATAGGACTATAAACCATGCACCATTGTCTCCGAACATTCCATCACCATTTCTACCATTGTTTCCAGTAAGTAATGCTACATCTGATGGACTTAAAGAACTTTCTCCTCTCATTTATTTCACCTCCCTCTTTTTATTCTTTTATATCAAACCATTTGAGTGTAAACACCAAAATAGTAGATACCTATTTAAAATTATCTTTAAACTTATTAAACTCTGTATCGTAATCCATTCCTTTTTCCTTCATAATATTCCTAGCAAAATCTTCAACACCCTTGGTGTCACCTTTGTTAGCCATATCTATTAAATTAGCAAATACAGGGTTAGAATTATTTTCAATCATTTTTATAGCCATATCTTTTGGAGACATTTTTCCCATCATCATTTTTATTATATTTATTGGGTTATTCATCTGCATTCCTCAAATCTTTTACTTGTTTCTTTAGTGTTTTAATGTCATCTTTAATATCGCTCAAATCAATCTTCTTGATAGCCTTGTCAACATCTTCCTGTGTCACATATTTAACCTCGGTAGTTTTATTGTCAACAGGTTTATAAACAACTATCTTACTTGTACCATCGGTTTGTAATTGTTTTGTAACGATTGCTGAGTTATCGGCTAACGGAAAATAATTAATACTTCCATCAAGACTTATATCCATTGCCTTAACAACATCTATACTATCTACTAATTTTCCAGATAGCCCGTTAGACCTATTTATTTGTGTCTGTACGGGGTTTTGTTGTGTCATAGACATTTCCATTGGTTGATATCTATTTTGGCTCTGTGGGTTAAAGAATTGATTGCTATAAGGGTTATATGGGTTATACATATTATCATCTCCTAAAAATTAAAAAGAGAGAATATAGAAATTGTATAGAAACAAATCTAATTCTCTCCTTTCTCGTAAGTTATCTTTACTTACAAGATAAGTATATAATATTTTTATATTGCAAAAATGTATTAAAAAAGTACCAATAAAGGTACTAATCTAAATCATCCATAACAGCAGATTTTATGCTTGCTCTTGGACTAACTTTTTCTGCGGTTGTTTTACCAGATAACACACTATCTAAATCATCTGCTTTTACTGAAGTTGTAATTAATTCTAATACTTTCTTAATATTTGCAAAAACAGGTAATGTTCCATCTTCTCTTGGCTGATTTCCTTCTGTATGAACAACTTCACATTTAACTATTTTGCCTATCAATCTTTCAGTATCTTTTGCGGTATCAAACTCACCCATATCAGGAAGTTCTAATGCTGTTCTGCATAGAAATCCCATAGCCATTAAACTACCAGATATATCAAATTTATATGAGTTTTTAAGTATTCTTCCTGTTTGAATGTCTTTAAATGTTACATCCATTTTTGTTGGTCTTCCACTAGGTACACATTTTGCTTCTGTTATTTCTAAGTTTCTTTCTCCTTCTGGTACTGGTTCAAATTGATCCATGTTAAATTTTATTAATGCCATAATTATTTACTCTCCTTTTCTTTACAACATTTACAATTTTCGTTTTCTTTTGTTTCCATTATTAATTTATAATTATGTTTCACCATATCAAGTATTGTTTTTAAATCAATACCATGTTCGATATAGTCTCCAATAGCAGTGATTAACATTCCAGAACTTGCTACTGATGTATTACCCTTTATTTTTACTGTTCCAATTAATGTTTCTTCATCTTTTTCTATGAATTTAAGTGAAATTTTTGCTTTTCTTTTATTCATTCTCTTTCTCCTCCTTCAAATCTTTAGAAAGTGTATATGATATACTCTCCTCACAATACTTATTATATAATGCTTTATTATCTTTTTCAAGTGCTTTCTCGTTAAACTTTAGTTTTACATCTCTTTTTAATTTATATTTATCGCATCTATCTAAATTACTATCTATCATTACTTTTTTTATAGCATCTTCGAGTACTTTTAACTCGTCTTTTTTTACTTTTATACCACTTGATATTTCTAATGATTTAATTTCCTTTGCAATCTTTATGGCTTCTACGCACATTGTTGTTAAATCATTGTCGTTTGATGGTTTACTTGCCCTTATAATGTCTAAATATTCTTTATCTAACTTTTCATCGAACTCTGGTGATATTCCTGTTAAAATATAGTTGTTCCAGAAATCCAAACCTTTATCATATAGTTCATCAAAACTTAAATATTCACCATCAACTTCTAAAACAATGTCTTTTAATTTTTTAACAATCATAGTTGTATTTGTTTCATTTGGAACAAACTCTTCAGGATGAGCGTAGTCCATTGGTGATAGAAAACTTGCTACAAATAATACCTTGTCCAAGCCTAACATTTTAGCATATAATGCACCTTGCATTAAATAGTAAATAGGTGGACCATCAACCCATTTTGCTGCAGAATTTGCTGTTTTAAATTCAACTACCATAGCAATATCTTTACCATTGCTTTTAGTTGAAACAGCATCCCATAAGCCGCCATATGGTTTAAATTTATCATCGAAGAAATTCCATCTATATATTTCATACGCATTGCCAAAATATTCCTCTGGTCCTTTTATATTTGGAAATGTTTTAGAAACATATTCTCTTTGCTTAGGCTCGATAATCTTACCTGCTCTTGTATACATTGTTTCTTCGTATGGTGGAACAACAAGTTTTGTACATTCACACCAGATTTGGAAAGGACTTGAATATGGGTTCAAGCCTAAGCAACTTGCAAATCTAGTTCCTGTCAATAACTTGTGTTGTTTTGGCGGTTGTTCTAATTCAATGTGTTTTCTATCCTCACTATAATGCCAATTCATTTTTTACCTCCTTATTATTTCAATAATTCACTTATATCGAATATATTATTACCACCGGATACTTTACTTAATTCACCATTCCACTTTTCTATGAACTTTTCCATTAAGATTTCTTTAGTTAAACTTTCTTCTAGTAAAATATTAGCATCTCTTTCACCTTGTGCCTTTACAACTTTAGCCTCTGCATCTAATTTAGCCTTTTCTAAGTTTTGCTCAGCAACTTGTTTTTCTTCAATTGCTTTTGAATATTCTTCGCTAAAACCGAAATCCGTTAAGTTAAAATCATCAATTATAATACCATACTTTTCAACTTTGGTTTGTATTGCTGTTAGACACTCTTCACTAACTTTACTTCTGTTTAGTGTTATTTCTTCAGCATTATATTGTGCTATGGAGTTTTTTAGTGCTTCTTTTATTGCAGGTTTTAACACTGTGTTGGCATATTCTTCACCAACTTTTTTATATAGTGCTGGAGCCTTTGTACTATCAACATGATAGTTAACTGCTGTAGTAGTATTTATATTTTGCATATCTTTTGTTGAACTTTCTACTTTATCTTCTTGTTTCTGTACTTTAACATCTACCCTAATTATTTTTTCAACAAATGGTATTTTGAAGTTAATACCTTCGTTTATTTGTGTATCTACAATCTTACCAAATCTAACCTTAAGACCAACTTCTCCTGATTTTACAGTTGTAAAACTGCTAAAAAATAAAACTATTATAAATATTCCCAATAATACAAATGAGCCTATTTTTGCCATGCTTTTATCTGAGTTTAACATTATTCATTTCCTCCCAATTCATCTAACTTATTATCTAATTTTAACTCAATCGCAAGTAAATCACTAGCGTTTGTTTCCCCTCTCATTATTGCATCAAGTGTTGATGATCCATAATCTTTTTTAGGTCCAATATCTCTTATTTTCATTATTTTATCAATAACTCTTTTGATATCTTCATCATCACTATTTTGTTTAGTGCTTACCACTTCTTCTTTTATTTCTTCTTTCTTTTGTGGTGGAATATATGTTGGTATTTTAGGTGCTTCAGTTTTTTCTTCAGATGACTCTGTTATTTCTTCTTCAATGGTATTCATATATTTTGGTGTGAAGTTCTTATCAAACCAATTTCTAAATGCTAAAGTACTAGCCCCTGAAACTGATTTATCTGCTATATCACTACCACCTGCCATAGATTTATAACTAACTGCGAATATTGTGTCTGAATAACTAAAACTCTCTTCACCTGTAATTTTGTTATGTTCTATAGCATCCAAATCCATAAAAGTTGCCTTACAACCCACTATTGCTACATTAGAAGGCATTTTACCTGTTGGTTTAAATACTTCTTTTTCAAATTCTTCTAAATCCATAACTTCCCATTTAAATAATAAACGATATTTATCACATAAGTTATGCAATAGATTATAGTACTGACCTATTGACGCATATTCTTTTCCACCAAGATTACCAGGGTTTACACAATCCATTACAAAATCGTGTTCTCTAATTTCTTTTGTCATTTTTGCTATTTTTTCATAAATAGTCATAGTTTTTATTTCTTCATTTGTTTCTACTTTTTTTGTAGCCATTTCTTTTACCTCATTTCTTTCTTCTATCATTTTTATTAGTTCATCCTTTTTAGTCTTTTTATCTACTTCTAAACATAGGTCTTTAGCCATGGTTAGTAGTTCATCTTTTTTATATTCTGTTAATCTCTTGATGCCTAGGAAATCATTTAATTTTTGATTAGCAATCTTAATATACCACAATTTATTAACATCTTCAATAGTACATTCGTTTTTATTATCAACAATTGGATTAGGCGGGCAGAGTGCAAGGCTGTCTCTTCTACCATCTGGCTTAACTTTGATTATAGTTCCACTTGTTCCATTTGAAGCATAAATACGATTATTCCTTTGAAGTTCAATATCACCAGTTGGGCTTTCTTGAACGCACTTTTCATAAGTGCCACCAAGATGTGTTATTATTTGAAATCTGAATATGTCATTACAATTATTGATAGTATCTTCAATTGGAATATCAAATAACAATTTTTTAAGAAGTGCTTCACTAACTATTGTAAGAGAGTTTGCTTCAATTTCATCATCGAATGAATATTCAAATATTCGTTCTTCTTTATTCCAGTTAAACTTGTGTTTTCCTTTAAACTCTCCACCTTTGTAGTTTACCTTAAAATCATTGTCTCCAACTTGCACTATTTCGCAATAATTATTTACATCACGCATAACCATCTTAACAATGTTATCCTCTTCCATTTCAAGATTTGTTAATTCTTCCCAATCTTTTATAAATTGCAATGCTTGCGGTTGATGTTCTTCCTCAATTGTATATCCAACGGCATCAGTATTCGCCATGATAATTTCAACAGTTGGTACTTGTTTCAAGTCATGTATTAATTGAAGTATTAGTTGTTGGGCAGTTGTGCATATTGAAAAACCTTGTAATGGATCATATAATGGATTAAACTTTGCACGAAGAGCACCTGTATAAGCATTGATTGGCAATTTTAAACCACTTTTTAAATCATCGTTAGTCGAGTCTATACTATTCAAAAATTCTTGTGATACACGTTTATGCTTCGCATCCATACGAAGTTTTAAAGTGTCGACATATTCTGACTTATTCTTTTGACTTCTACTTGAATATCCAAATATTCTAACTATGTTAGGATATAGACTTGATACATCAAAATTTTTAAATACCTTAGCCATAGAATATCACCCTCAATCTAAATCACTCCATTTATCGAGGTTTTGTATATATTCACCAAACAATTCTTTAAATATTGCTTCAAGAACATTTACAACGATAGAATTTCCTGCTTGCTTGTAAAGTTGAGTGTTAGAATTTATTTTTTCTGCTTTTTCAAAGTCAACACCATCGAATCCCATGAGCATCCAACATTCTTTAGGGGTTAGTTTTCTTATTCTTAAATCCGTTGTAACGCATTCATCATCAGGTTTAATAGCGATAAAAGTATTATTGCTATCGCTAACTCTAGTTGTTATTGTACCTGACAAATCATCTTTTCTAATGTTTCTGTTATAACTATCAATAAACGATATGTCTTTTTCTATATTGTTTTGTTCTAATGTTTCTCGTAAACTTTTATTTCTAATTAAAACTGCTGAAGAACTTGTAGCACTACCACATTGTGTACTTTGGGTGGGAGCGATATCTTTAACTTTATTATCTAATAAATCTTTTAATCGTAATTCTAAAGGCTGTTTTTCGGGGAAATGGAAGTTTTTATCAATATCGTTTCTAATACTAATTGTAAACACTCTCTCTCTTGACTGTGGTATACCATAATCCTTGGCATTCAAAACTTGATAATAGTTTTTGTAGCCTAATTGTTCGAGAGTTTCCAAATAAGCATCAAAGTTATGCCTATGTTTTTTACTGAGTAGATTTTTAACATTTTCCCATAAAACATACTTTGGTTTTAACTTTTCAACAATTCTAATAGTTTCATACATTAAACTACTTCTAGTACCACTACCTTCGTCTCCACCCGCTTGTTTTCCAGCAAGAGAAAAATCTTGACACGGACTTCCGTGCATTATTAAATCTACATCAATATTTTTATCCCAAGTCGTTATATCTTGTGGTTCAAAATCAGTTTCATGTATTGCATTAAAACTTTGAATAGCATATTTATCTATTTCAACAGCATCTACTATTTCATGTGGTATATTTAATCTTTCAAGTGCTTTACTACATGCACCTAAACCCGCAAATAATTCTAAAACTTTTAATTCTTGCATATTAATACATCTCCTCTATTATATATAAATGTTGTTTCTTTTGCTCCATGACAACCACCAACTCCAAGTTGAACAATGCAATCGTCATACTTTACTGATGGTGCTTCTCTTTTATAATTCAAATCATTATGTGCTATCAAATCATCAATATAATCTAATACTTCTTGTGGTATCTTTTTTTTGTCTATCACACTTGGGTATGTGTATAAAAACGCATCGTCATAATCATGCCTTTCCGCCTTGAGTAATGTTGCTGTTAAATTAGCATCGGTCATCCCTAATCCTTTTTGTGGATCTATTTTGCCCAATTTACAAATTGTATACTTCGCTTTATAATTATTCAAAAGTCTTTTAAACAATGGTATCAATGCTTTAACATCCATAGTACAATAATACAATACTTCCTCAAATTGTTGTTTATTCCATTTATCAGGAAGGTCGAATGGTATTGTCGTTTCTGTGATATCCATTCTTAAATTGCCTTCGATTTCTTTCAAGGATTTAAATGTTTTAATACAATCAAACAAATCCCAAAGTGGTGGCATTTCACAATAACCCTGAAAAGGATATTCCCATCCATTATTTCCACCTATTATAAAATCATTTATCTCTTTGGTTTCCTCAGGTGAATACCCAAGAAGACATGCTTTTAAGATATATTTATCATAGGACTTGCCGTTGTATGTTATAAGTATTGGATTGTATTCATCTATAAAACTTTGATACTCATCACAAGTTGCGTTGTGAAAAATAAATCGTTCTTGTGTTTTATGAGAAATAAATACGAACAGAGTGTCGTGTGCAAAGACCTCCGAATCACAATAGAACACTCTATCTAACAATTCATCAAATGTCGGAAACTCCATTTTTATCACCCTCTTTCAAGTTAAAGTATGATTCTACAATAGAATGTATCATATCATGGCTATTTGCTGCGATATCACACATAACCTCTTCTGTTGGTTCAATATCTCTTGATGTTAAATATTCTCTAATATAAACGTGTGTTAACTCGTGAAATAAGGTTTTTCTCTTTTTTTCCTCACTTAAAGATTTGTCTATCCACACCTCTTGTGTTTGGAAATGAGATTGTCCATAATAATATCCATCTTGCTCGTCAATTTGAAAGTCCCAAAAATCTTTTTGATCTCTTTCTAGAATAACATATTTTACATTATTCATCCAAAATTCCATTGCTACACCTCTTTTTTAATCCAAATCTTCCCATTTATTTTGTGCTTTTTCTATTCGTTCTCTTGCTATGCTGAAATATTTCTCATCAATTTCAATACCAACGAACTTTCTGTTAGCATTTTGTATTCTATTCATTTCAATGATAGCCTCTCCTGTTGTTCCACTTCCCATAAAGGGATCAATTATTACACAATCATAAGGTAAGATACCTACAATATTTTTCATAACTTGTAATGGCATTTGACATGGATGTGTGGTCTTTTCATTACTAACATTTTTAACTTGATTTATCTCCCACCAGTCATATAATTTAGCACCTACGCAACCTTTGGCAATTCGTTCTTGTATTCGTTTATCGTTTGGATTTTTATAAGGTTGTCTCACTTGACTCATATTCGGTTTAATTCCGAAAAAACCAATATCTCGGTGCTGTTTCGCTGTATTAGAGTTATAAACCCAACTAATTACTTTTTCAGGGAACTTCCCAATCTGAAATGATATTTTATATAGTTGTTCAGGATAATGAATAATTACGCTTGGTAAATCATTTATAAAAAACTCTATCATTTCGTAGTATTCTGTTTCATCCATATTGTCCAAATATTCATTATATTTATAACCAATATTAAAAGGAGGATCTGTAACAATAATAATATGTTCATCTTTATATTTTTTTATTAATTGTGTGAATATATCTAAACTATTACAATTATATAAGTCCATTTATACTCTTCCTCTCTGCATATCCTTCATTTTTTCTATAATTTTTACATACCATATATCATGTGTTTCTGTCCATTGGTCTTCGAGAAAATTAAGCAATCTATTCCAATTGTCGTTAATTTTTTTATTTTCTAATTCCAAATTATTTATATAATCAACACATTGCTTTTTCAAAGTTTCACCGAGATGTTCTTCGCTGTTTATTGTTATTGTTATTACTTCTTTAATCATTTATAATCTCCTCAATATCATGTACTATACTAGTATCCATAATTGACCAACAACCTGGCACTTTGTTGCATAGTTCTTTAATCTTATTTAATTTTTCTTCTGCTGTAGTTTTTGACATTCTATTGGGTGATAGTCTTTTAACAACATCCCATGATTCATATTCCCCATTGACATCTCGTTTTTTTCCATTATATAGTATTATATAATCACCCATTTCTACCATGGCGTTTCGAAATAGTAGTTCTAACATTAACTTTTTTTCTTCTGTATCCATAATACCTCCTAGTAAATATAAAAAAGAAGAAACTTTTATTATCAGATATAATAATTTAAGTTTCTTCTCCTTTCTTAGTGTTCTTGTTTGGCTCTTCTTTTCATAGCACGAACTTCACCTTTCTCGCTATGATAAGTTTCACCTTGTTGAATTACCTTCCCATTCTTTCCTATCATTTTACTAACATGAATAACTTGTCCCCTATTTTTATATTTTTCCTCATAATATCTTTGTTTTTCTTTATAATTTTTAAAAATAGGCTCGTCCATTATTCACTCATTTTACCTTTCTTATCGATAATACCATATCTTTGTAATACTTCAATTTGATAATCTTTATCATCTGACATAGAAAGCATAGCATTTATTTCATCGATAGTTGAATATAAATTGTGCATTTCTTTATCTTTTTCTATATCAAATGGTTTGGATACGATATAGCATCTATAATCATCGTTTATTTCAATAGGTAATTCCATATCATAGCCAGTACGAACTAATACACGGAATTTTCCAGCATTTTCTTTTTGTTCTTCAACCTCTAAGTCTTCTAGGTTTTTTCTAAAATCTGCAACAAGTGTGTTGTATTTATTTATAAATGTATTTGATTCTAATTCTTTCTCTACAAGTTCTTTATATTTCTTTATAATTTCTTTAACTTTTCTTTCTTTATATAGTTCTAAAACTTTATTCATATCTTTTTCTTCCTCCTCATTTTCCCCATTTAATTCTTTTTCTTTTAAATTTAATATTTCACACAATGTCTTACCAAAAACCCGAGTTCCACTGGCTACATTTTGGGAATAACTACTAGCAGTTTTTATCCACTTGTTAATATCATCAGAGTAGTCCCAATTAATATCTTTTATATTTACCATATCACTGGAAATTTTGAGTAGTGTTTTATCATCGGCATCACAACAACGTATCCCACCGCTATCAAAATAAATTTTATCTCTTATCATTTTACATTCCACATTTCCATAGGAATACAATCTTCTAAGAGATTTAAGTATCCTTTTTCTTTAAATATGGGATAAGCGATTGACCATGTTGTCCAAAAAGTACCAACTTTATCCGACTTTATAAAAATGTATATATTTGTACTACAATGCTGCGTAAAATGATTTATTTCATCCTTCTTTTTAAGTAGTCCACAACCTTTAAAGTACAATTTATCACCCTCAATATGTTTTGCTTCTATACACATACAACCCGCACTTCTAATAAGAATTATGTCGAAACAAGTACCAGAAATTTCTGTTGCTAATTTAAAAGGTTGATATCCTTTTTTGTAATAAGCGTCCATAATTTCTTGTTCCCATTGTTTTCCAACGCTCTGTGCTTTTTTACCCATTATTTTTTCCTCTTTTCGCAAAGTGTGTTGTATCTTTTTAATTCTTCCATTGGTATACCACAAGCATGGCACAAAATACACATTACTTTAAATCTAAATGGTCTTTTCTCTGCATTTTTGTTATGCAAGCGTGTAACCCATTGGCGAGATACCCCTAAAAACTTTGCAAATTCTGTATTACTCATCTCAAGTTCTAGTTGTTTATCAAATATCTTATTAATAACTTCTTCCATCTTTTACTCCTTCCGTTTTGTATATTTCTATTATACAATAATTGTCATTGTATTTCAATGCAATTTTGACAATATTTTCATATTATAGTATAATATTTATGTGTTGAAATGATTTTTGACACCTATCTTTTTCTCCTCCGAGATTTCTTATCTCGGTTTTTTTATTTTGCGTTTTATCACGAATAATGATATCGTAATTATCGTGATTATAATACTTATTATAGATGTAATAATTTGAATATTTACATCAAATATTAGAAGCATACCTAATACACTTATAATGATATTTCCAATCGCCAGTCCAATAATTAAACCATTTCGATAATAACTATGACAGATTTCTTCTATTTTATTAACACTCATTATTATTTTCTCCTCCTAAATACAATAATATTCGTTCTAATCTTGGTTTCTCAAAAGCCTTTTTAACTTTATATGATACTTCTTTCTCAGTAAATGGTTCTTCAAGATTATTTTTATTAAAATATTGTGCCAAAACTTCAATTTCTTCTATATCTAAATCTGTTTTTCGATATAAGTTTGAAATATAAGCAAATAATTGGTTATCACGATCACCATGTTCTACAACTTCTTTAGGTTTAGTATATGGTGTCTTTTTTTTATCCCCTTTTTTATCAGCATTTTGAAGTATAAATTCCTTTAGTTTCTGTGGCATTGGTTGTGGTTCCATATTATTTAAAAACTTATATTCTTTATTATCAATTATAGATGGCTCCACTACAATGTAGTTGGAATTTCTAAGGTCTATTGCTGGATAGTCTTTAAAAGCATTTGCAGTACCACAAACTTTTTTTAATTCATCATCACTCTGAAATATTAAATGTATACCATTACTTCTAGTTTTTTGTTTTAAAGTTTCGCATGATTCTATACCCAAATCTTTAAGTAATCTTTCAAAGTTTTTAACACCATCTTCGTCTGAATGACCAGTGTCTAAATCTAACACGAACAAATTATTTTCAAAACAAGGTAAACCCCAATTTCCGTTTTTATTATGCTCAATCCAGTATAAAATCTGGATGAAATTAGACGATGACTCTGGTCCCCAATTAGGTATGCTAGGTAACTTCGAATTTGGTCTAAGTGGTATTATTCTAAGTCCTTTATTTACATATAAATTATTGAGTGTCTCCCAAATTCCTTTCATACAGTCTCCTTCTTTCCCATTCTTTGTTGTAACAATGTTCACACACAGCGTATCCAAAACCAATTTCGGTATGATATTCCATTGAAGTAAAACTATCACCAAATTTAATTTTTTTACCACATTCGATGCAATTTACTATTGTATCTAAGTCTGATTCGCATATAGAACATTTCCAATTAGCAGGTTTTGTTACACGATAGTAGCAATGATCCAAATAATCCCAGCGACGATAATACTTATAATTGTCATACATGCTTTAAATATCCTCCAAATTATCTTCATATTCTTCAAAATCCTCGTCTTCCAATTGTTTTTGTTTTTCACTTATATATTCCAATATCTCTTTAATCTTGTCTTCATTATGCTGTGCGTCTATAACCATATTGTACCTACTACCATCATTTGTTGCTTTTGTGAAAACTAGCATAAGTTCTGTTAAGTAATTGTATTTAGAATAATACATATAGTTACTTAGTTTAGTATCAATTGTATTATTATCGCTAACGAACTTCTCAACATACGCATCTCTAATATCCTCGTTATGAACACCATTTTTATCAAGAAAATCATTTGCAATATCAGTTAATGCTGATTCTTCATCTTGTGAAGTAATGACAATTTGTTTATATTCGGGTGTGTCTCTTATTATATTTTCTTCCCACCAGGTTATAAGACTAAATATAGAACCATTTATTTTCTTTTTTAGGACATTTATGTTATATTCTGGATGATTATAGTAATACTCGACGTTACTAGTAGAACGATATTTATTGCATTTTATTTCAAATTGTATATATTCGTCCATCATATTTATTGCCCTAAGTTGTATTGTAAAATTAACATCTTTATATGTGAAGATATTCCAAATCTTACCCCATAAACTTTTATCAAGATAGTTTTTTATAATAAAATCATAGTCTACTTTCCACACTTTCAGTGCCAAGTTATTGTTCATCTTCAATCAACTCTAATTCTTTCAAAACCTCAGAATATATTTTTTTATTTGTTTCCAACTCAGACATATCCTTTTGTAAATCATTAAGTTTATTATCGATATCGTAAATTATTTTTTTATATTTATCAATGGTGTTGGAAATAGTGTATTTTGTTTTTGTTGTTTCTACTATAGGTTCATCATCAAGACATTGTATTGTTAGTTCACACAAATCATCTTCTTCTTTCATTTCCGGTATCTTTGGAAATTCTTTTGATAATTCATCTAAGCCAGACTGATTTTCTACAAGGCTCTTTAATTTTTTCAATGTACCTGTATTTGGTCCCGATTTACTTTGTGTATTTAACAATCCCCACGCAGTAGATGATGAAATGCCTAACTTTCGTGATAATTCTGCTGGATTTAAATTGTTTTCCCTTGCGAATTGTTTTAAATCAAAATTATTAAACCATTTTAGTAATTTACTTCTTTCTGCCGATGTAACACTAGATTTAATATTTTTCTTTGGTTTATTTATTGGTAATTGTATATTCATTTCGTTTGTTAAAAATGTATATATTTTATTCTTAAGTGCATATTTAGTACTAGTACCATCTTTCAATGCTCTTGTGATAGTACTACCATCCTTATATCCCAAGACTATTCCCAAGTGTTTATAATTTTCAATATTATAAAACTTTAATATATCTTTTAACTTGTTTTTGTCTAAAAAGTTTTCTTCAAACCAACTTTCAACTTCTTTTTTGTGTTCTAGTTCATCAATCTTATTTATAGCACCATCATCAATTATTTTGTTAAACTTATTAATAAGTTCTTTAGGCATTTTCATTAGTCCTTTTTCTACAAATTTATATTTAACTAAATCCATTCCTAATTTTTTAGCCATGTCCACTTCAGACATGTTTATTTTTTGTCTTTTTTTCTTATAAATATTCATCTTTTTCCTCTTCTTTCTAATCTTCCCATTCGATATAATCTTTTTTAGTCCACTCGTAAATTAAATATAACTGCTGCTCTAAAACATAACCAGTCCTCATAGTTCTAATATATGGTGAACCTTTATAAATTGTGAATAATGTTGCTACACCACCCATAGCATTTTTGCCACGATATACATAATCTATATCGCTTTTTACAAACCCCATCTCTTTTTTGTATTCATCCTTCTTTAACTTAAACATAACACTCCTTTCAGTTACATATTCTATGTTACAATAGTTTACACTAATTGTCAATACTTTTTATTCAAAAAGTTGATATTTTTTATCAACCTTCGTTTTTTTCAATAGGAATATCTTCAAATTCGTCTTTTTCAGTTTTAATCCAACATTTTTGTGGTCCGTATGCTTCAAGTCTAATTGGCTTTGGCTCTCTTTTCCAACCTTTTATCTGTTTCATTATTCTACCCAAGTCTTTACCTTCAGCATTTCCCGAATAGTTCTTTTTAAGTCCATTTAAACACTTAGTATATATCTCTAATAAACATACTTTATATCCAATGGGTTTATCCATTAAATATGCTCTAATCGTATTTAATCTTGGATCATCAAATGTCATTTCATCTTGTTTTTCTTTCAATAAATCACCATACTTGTAATCAATTGTAAGATATGTTTCTCCTTTTCTCATAAGATAAAGTGCCTCTCGCCAACAATACAATATATATTTCTGTATGGCATCTTTATGCTCAAATAACACCTTGGCATTACTATTAATTCTAATAGGTAAATATCTTCTATTACCCGTTTTATCAATTAGGAATTCCTCTTCATTTGTTGTTCCAATAAATATACAACTTCTGTATCGTTCTGTGGTACGGCGACCATAAGCAGATCTAAACTTGTCGACTGTTCTAGTTATATATGCTTTCATAGCCTCAATCTCTTTTGTTCTTGTCATAGCAAGAAGTTCTCCCATTTCGCACACCCAAGCACCATCAAGAACTTCCATACCATCTTTTCCGTCTATAGTATAAACATCAGTATAATATTTTTCTAATCCTAACCATTTTACAACGGTTGTTTTACCACAATTGCCTGTTACAAATATCGAGTTATTACGGCGTAATACTAACATACCACTAGGCACCGTGAAACAATATTCATATCCGTCTTTTGGTATATATTTGTTAAATTTAGTATAGTTATCTTTAGAAGCATTCAGTGTTTTATAATATTCGTTAGAATATCTAACACTATACGCTTTTGATTTTCTAATATATCCACCTTTATATTGTTTACCAACATAATCACGAATATATATACTAGCGTTTTTACCAAGTGCAGTAAATACAAATTGTATAAAATCAGCATCTTGTTTATTTATGGTAGTGTAGTCGTTTTTCTTAGTATAGCAACCATCCCAATAAAAAATCTCATCGAAGATAATCTCTAATTGTTCTTTATTACAATTATACCAATAACTTGGAAACTGCTTACTTCTAAATGGTGTGGTTATATAAAAATCAGTATAACCATCGGCAGCAGATTGTTTTTCTATTAATTCTACATTTGCTTCATTACAAAGAAATCTCAATCTCTCTTTTTTGCGTTCCTTTTTTAAATGAAATCTACATGTATTATATGACTGGTTTTCAGGTTTTACGTTACTATGGTAACTTCCATCAGCGAAAACTGCTATCATTAGTCTAATCCACTCGTTTGATAAAGATATACCACTTCCACTATAATTAAATGCAGTAATTATTTTACCCCTAAAACGATGTTCAGCACCCTGTTTTGTTCTAATATCTCTAAATCTTTTAGAACATAATTTTTTACTATCATTTAAATAATAAACGATATGTTCATCACTTAGGCACTGATTAATATTGTATTTTGTCTTAAATTCCCATAAACAATTACTTTCTTGTTTAAGGTATCTAAATGGTTTAACTAAAGTCGCACTTCCATCTGTATTATATTGTAGAACCATATCTCCGTCTCGATATTCTGATATTGATTTCCATTCTTTACCATTAAAATATTCGGTATCACAGTCTACACATCCTTGTCCTGATATAAATATTGGCATATAATCAAACTTACAACCAGGGTGATATAACCTATTTATACCTCCGTAAAAAATCATTCTCGATACTTCTCTTGAATAATCATTATCTTCACAATTTAAGATGTCAGTCAAAAATCTATCAATTCTAGGTATTCCATCCCATTCTTCAAGTTCGAGGATGTTTTTTATAGGATGAAAACTTCTTTTACGAGACACATAGTTAAAAGCATCATAATATTTTTGTTGGTTATATACACCGAACTTTTTTTCAATGATACATCTCAACGCACTATCATCCGAATCAGTCCATAACACCATATCTCCGTCTGCACTTTGTTTTACTACAGACTGTCGCAATTCGTCAAAATAAAATTTACTATTGACATCTTCTAAACTTTCTAGTATACTAATGTAACTTTCTGTTGTTGGTTCTGCTTTTCCTTGAGCATTAAATACTATTACATTTTGACCAGCAACAATGTTGTTTTCGGATAGATATCTATTTATGTTTCCTTGTACTCTAGTAAATACCCGATAACTTCTAGCAACATCTAAAACCTCATGCAATACTTCGTCTCTTTTTTTATCATCAGAATATTGTTCAAAAACACTGGGTATTAAATTAGGGTTAACAATTTCTTCTTTAGTCAAATCCTTGATATCCTTATTAATATCCATTGTTAACCCGCTCCTTTCACATTCTTAAAATAATCTTCTAGTACACCATTTTTATCAAATCTATTCACAATCATTAGTGCTTGGTCTATAGTACATAACCTTTGCCCTCTTAATATCAGCGACATGTATTCTCTTGGTATCTGTAATTCTTTAGCCATATATTTATATGGTCTACCATCAGCGATTGCTTCAGGATCACGATAATATTGGTAACACCTTTTCATATTCGTTCCTCCTCTCCCCCACATGGTAATTCTAGTATAAAACATTTTGTCAATAGTGTCAATTGATTTAAAGAAAAAAGTATGCTTTTATAGATACTTTTTTAATTCCTTTTGCAAATACGAACTGATGTATGGTTCCATATTCATAGAGTTATCAGAAACATATTTTATTATGTTTTTTATATCTTCAGTGGTAATGTATGATACAGATTTCTGTGTCATTTTTTTATTTTCTTCTCGTAATTTTTCATTCTCGGCTACAAGATTATCAATATTTTCTAAGTTTTTAAGACCTGTTAACTCTTCTAGGTTATCCATATACATCTTCACAATAGCCTCTCTTTTATAATAAACTTTTTCTATTTCTTGTGCATTCTGAATATATAGTTTTACAAGTTCTAGTGCAATATAACTGCAATCTATATAATTATTTGTCATCGTTATCTGCCTCTTTTTCTATTAACATATTAATTGTACTTGCTTCTCCATTGTTAGGATTAAAGAACTCTATTGTAATTGAGTTATCAGTTATTGTTATTTCTTGAAAATCAGTCTGTTCTATATATTTTGCTATTCTTTCTGCTAGTATTCCACCGCTTTCTATAATACTAGTTTCATAATTAAATTTTTTAAATACTATATCATCAGGTGCACTATTTTCTTCATCTATTTCCCCACCATAACAATTATATTTAACTTTATATTTTGAACAAATATTTATATTCATTACTTTTCTCCTTTTAATTTATTAATTTCATCAATTAATTCATCAATTTTAGTTCTAAGATGTTCCATTTCAGCCTTATCACATAGAAATCTATCACTTTTCAAACAATGTTCTATCTTCTTATTTTCTTCGATTACTTCTATTTCTACTTCTTTATCTAAATTCATAAAAGTTCTATATCTATCCATTAAATAAATTTGTGCATCAGGTGTTCTCTTCAAACTTTCTTTTGTAACATAACCATCATAATCATTCCAGTACCAATCTTCATCATATACTTTTATATGTTTTGGTGGATTTTCATCATATATTTTTCCATATAATTCATACATTGTTATTTTCATTTTTCATCGAATCTCCATTCTACATAACTTTTTAAATACCTTATTTGTATTGTTATTTTATGACTATTAATTTCTAATATAGTCAATTCTATTTGCCCGACATAATGGGTAGTTCCTTTAGTATTTGATAATATGTTATCTATAATTAAGCCAATAACTGAATAATTTAAACTAGTATTATTTATTATTTTCATTTTCTTTCACCCCTATAATTCATTATTTCTTTTGCATTAACTTCTAGTAATTGATATGTTTGTTCTGTTACTCCAAAACTACCAGGCAACCAAGCATATTTATCTAAGAATATTTTTTCTATTTCTTCTCTATCATCACCTATTTTTATAAAACCTTTTAAATCACCCAACCAATATTTTGCTATTAAATAAAAAGGCTTATTTAAATCTATTTTCATTGTTTACCTCCTCAATAATATTCTTCCAAATATTCGCTAAGTTTTTTAAATCCAAAATCTTGATAATCAGTAATATTTATTAATTCAACATATTTCTTTAATACTCTATAGTCTTCTTCTGATATTTCTTTATAAAAATAAACATAGTCTTTAATTTCACTTTCTTTTGAATAAATAACACCTATATTACATACACCATAATCGTTAGTCTTACTTTTTACGATAAAATATTTCATACTTATTCTCCTATTTTATATTCCATATTTTCAAACTGCTCTTTTGTTACTATTGATTTAATATCTTCATTTTCTAAATAACAAACAGCACTGGGGGTTATATAATAATCTATTACCTTTGTGCCTTTTCTAGGTCCATTAGTTAAACAACCAACATCAACTATTTTTTTACCATTAACATAATCTCCTACTTCAATTAAATCGATGATATTATAACTGAATTTAACTATATCATCCTCACACAATACACTTAAATCAATACAACCGTCACCATCTTGATTTTTTAATTTATATAAATATTTATATTTCGTTTTATTATTATCTATTTTATATATTTTTTTAATACCAACTTTATTAGTTCTAACATACATTCCAACTTCTAATTTCATTTATTACTTCCCCCATTCTATATATGGTTTTATATCTTCCATGCTTCTTAAGAAGTACCCTATAACTATATATTTACCAGTTTCATCTATAAAATCTCCCATAGAACTATCTTCATCATAGTATTTCTGTAGTTTTTCATGTACTTTTCTATAATTACTAAAAAATGGTATTTTAAAATAAATGTATAACCTTCTTCCAACTTTTTTAATTTTACTTGGTTTCATTCTGACACCTCTTTTATTTTTAAATATAAATCTAATAAATCAGGATTATTTAACAACATTTTACTTTTATCTACAATGTCTAAAAAATTATTAATTACTTCTTTTTGTTTTTTACATTGTTGTTCTTTTTCATTTAACAATTTGGCACATTGGTTACAACCATAAATTAACCAATCGTAAGTTTCTTTATCTTCTCCCGTTAGTTTAGCCCCCAACTCATCAACTCTTTTAAAATAGTCTTCAATTTCTTCTTTAGTCATTATTCCACTCCTTTAATGTCAGATACATTTCTAAATCACAAGTACTAAAGTCTTGGGTTTTATTACATTCATCATATATTGCGATTGCTTTATTAATTACTTCTTCCAAATCCATTTTTTCAGAAGTAACTTCGTCCAATGTTTTTTGATATGTATCTATATCTTCTCTTAATCTTTTTTCAGTATCCTCGTGGGCTCTTATTTCGCTAGACAACACTCTATTTTCAGCAAGTATACCCGCAATATGATAATATACTCGTTTTGAAACATTGTAATCAGTATTACATATCTTAACTTTATACATAATTAATCATCCCATTCGTCCCAGTCTTCTTCATCCTCTTCATTGACATTAATATTCCATATATTTGCAATATATTTACGAAGCATATTAACTCTCTTGTTTCTATCATTTAAAATGTTATCTAATTCTTCAATATGTTTTTTCTTAGTTTCTATATCTTCATCCAATTTTTGTATTTCCACCTCTTTATTATATTTTGCTATTCTTTTCATTAAAGTATCGTCTAAGTCAACATAATTCTTTCTTTTTGTATCCATAACACAGCATGAAAACTCATAATCTCTAGGTGGTAAATATTGTATTCTATCATCTTCTGGTGATAAATATTGTACACTATTAATAAAATCGGGGGCGGCTCCTAAATACCCACAATATCCCTCATAATAAATCAAATTATCTTTGTCATATATTATAACATGTGGGTTATTAATCACACTAAATAAACTATTATCCGTTTTACTTTTCTTTGTCATTATTAATCGCTCCTTTTTTTATTCTTTGTTATTAAATTATTTAAATCTATTTTATTTTTCTGTAAATAATAGCAATAATCTTCTAACTCATCAAAAGCCTTATCGGGAAAACTTCCTCTTCTTCTTTTTGACTTTATAACAACCCTAATTAAATCAGCATCATCCAAATGTATACCATAATGCTTTTCATAAGAACTTTTACTCTTCTTTAATATCTCTATTACGGTTGATTTTTTTGGCTCGTTAACTTTTAATTTACAAAATCTTCTATCAAAGGCGGCGTTGCCCTTTATATATTTATTATATTCCTTAATTGTTGTGGCACCAATCATTGTTATATCATTTCTAGCAAGAAAAGGTTTTAAGATTTCGTCTAATGATATGGTTCCATTGTCACGAGACCTACCAAAACTCATAATATTGTGTATCTCATCAACAAAAATTATAATATTATCTTTATTATCTTTCATGCACTCCAACATATATTGTATCTTTTCTTCGAAATCACCACGATATCTTGTTCCGGCGATACTATTATTCAACGATAATTCAAATATTTGTTTTGATTTTAAATTATTGGGAACATCGCCCGCATTAATTTTTCTCGCTAAATTTTCTACAAGTGCTGTTTTACCAACACCCGCCTTACCAATAAGCAATACATTGGACTTCTTATATCGTGATAGCCCTTGTATCAATTTTTTTGTTTCCTCTTCATACTCGTATAAATTACCACTTTGTTCTGTTACACGCTCGTTAACATTTTCAAATTCATTCATATTACACATATCGTTTAAATTATATTTCATTTTTTCATCCTCCCAAAAATCACTCGGTTATTGGCTCACTTTTTAAAAAATTTTACTGGAAAATCAATGTTCACATTTTTCCAGTAAAAAAGTGTAACGTAACCACATTTTTCCATAAAAATTTATGGAATATATTATTTCAACTTTCTTTTTAAATCGGACAAAAGAAGAGTAGTACCTTTATCGGTACAACATTTATCCAAACCTCGCCCATCTCTTCTACTATCTATAAATAATTTTGTAATAACAACAACTTCACCTGTTTTTGTTTTATATTTATTCCCCAAATATTTTTTAGATAGTCTATCAACTAGTTTTGTATATTGTTTTTCTAAAAGCATACCGGTTTTCATTTAACTCTCCTTTTTCCATTATCTTTTAACTTTTCTTCTCTGTATAAACTCAAAGCACACTCTAACTGAAGAATAGCACTCTCTAATTCTTTGCTAGGTTTCATAGATTTTAAATATTCTATTTTTAAAAGTAACTTTTCTTCATAACTATAATCATTATATTCCACAATTATTTACCTCTTTTCTTTTGTTCTTTATCAAACTTATCTACTTTTTTAAGTAAATCGTCCAGTGATGTATTATTTGCTATAGCATTTAAAACTATCAATTGTTGTAAATATGTTTGTATCATTCCAAGTTTTATACTTTCCCTTATAAAATGAAACACACATATACACATAAATACTATCAATATTTTTTCCATTATTTACCACCTCCCAAATATGTATTTTCTATTTTCCAATTATTCTTTTTATATATACTTCTTCTCTTACTATAAAATCTTAAAAGCATTCCTACTTCACTATCACAAAAATCATAAATATTTGCAATCTCTTTACCCTCATAAGGTCTTTGTATTCTACCTATTGACTGCACTACACTTGAAAATGCTTTTATAGGTGTAGCCATTATTAAGTTCTCAAGTATAACACAATCTAAACCCTCTTTTGCCAATTGATATGATGATAATAAGTATTTTATTTTACCACTTCTAACATCATCTAGTCCTTGTTTTCTTATCTTTTTTGGTGTACTTCCGGTTATTACAATAGCGTTATCTAAGTGTTTACCCAGATATTCTAACTGATCCACTCTATCTGAAAGCACTATAGTACTTCCTTTAACACTTTTTAATACCGATAATATTTGACTATTTCTTTCCTTATTCATTGCGATATCGCTAATCAAACTTGCAAACTGAATAGTACCACCATTGCTTGAGAATACATCAGCATTTGATACATCATACTTAGTCTCTATAACATTAACCCGACAAGGTACTTGAAATCGTGTAATAGGAAATTGCATTAAACACTCTCCATTATACATACAAGAATAATGATCCCCTTTTTGTTCTATATTGTATCTAACTTTACCTATAATATCAATAATACATTTTTCTAATCCGTCAGTTCTCCAAATTGTAGCACTCATACCAGCACGATATTTAGCGGGAAAGTACTCAAAAACACTTCTAAACATTTGCAAACTATTTGGGTTAGCCGAAAGATGATGACACTCATCTAATATAATACAGCCGAACTCATCTGGCTTTAATTCCCCATTTTGAATAAACTTATAAACACTAGCGACTGTTGCAAAAACAATATCTCCCTCTAATGACATTTTACCCTCGGTTATTAAACTCGTTTTGCATTTCATAAATTTCTTGCAACTATCTTGTGCTTGTCTTACCAAATCTATTGTACCGGCAAGCCATAGTGTCCTTTGTTTTATTTCTCCAACTGCTGCTAGTAGTGATAAAGTTTTACCCATACCGCAACCCATTGAGATAACAACATTATAATAATCTTTTAGTGCATTTACACAAGGTTTTTGATAATCTCTTAATACTATATTACTCTCAATATTAACTGGTTTTTCAATGCAATAATCAGTATAATCATCGCTAATAGGGTGTATACTCCATAAATCTTCAAAGCAACCCATAGGTATATATAACTTATTTTCATAATAATTAAATAACTTAATGGTTTTCGGTGTACCATAAGCATAAAACCCCATATTCTTTTTCTTTAAATAATCAGGGTTGTCATAGGTTAATTTTTTTGTAAAATAATCTAATACTTGTTTTGTAGGTTTTTCTATGACTATTACATTGCTCAAATATATTTTCATTTATCAGCCACTTCTTTCTTGTCTATAATTTTTATGGGGGAATGTTCTCAAACAAAGTTACCAAAAGGGAAAGGTTTACTTTGCAATAAAATGAATTAAAGTTAATAACGAGTACAAAACATACACTCACTACAATGCTTTTTTTGTGTTAATTGTCAATAATTTATTTAACTAATACTATATAATTTAATTTAAAAGGATAATATTTTATTATAAAATGGAATATTCCCCCATAAAAGTTATAGACAATTTTATTATATCATATAACTTTTAAAATTAAAACTATATCTTAACCACTTCAAGTTTTAATTTTTCGCCGACAACACTAGGTTCAAGATATTTGTTATATAGTGCCTCATCATCTTCTTTTAACTTACTAGACTTAAATACTTGTTTCGTATATCCACTAGTTATGCTAGCGACTAACTTATAATTTTTACTAGAAAATTCATACTTCTTTTTTTCAATTTTATTTAGAGCGATATGCAAGTCCTCTGATAACTCGTTTTCTAGTTTCTTTTTTTCTTCTTCTAGGACTTCTATTTTACTACATATTTTTAGATATTTATCCAAA